ATCGCGCCCGGTCCTCCAAAATTCCCCGGGGGACCAAAATGGGTTTTGGTTTGGATTTCTTTTCCGGGGGTACATGGTATCTGACCTCCTAGTTGCTTTTCACCTTTCTCTCGTTTGTCTCCTTTCCGTGATAAAACTACAGACAAAGTGCACCTAAAACCCACTGCGGGTATCATGTACCTCTAGAAAAGAAATCCAAATCTAATACCAAATACCAATTAAATAAAAATAATCTCAGGAGGAAATATGGGGCAGCCAAGTTCTACAAAAAAGAAAACGAGGGTTCGTCCCGCCATCACCCCTGAGGCACGGGAAAACCAGGTAATAGCCATGGCATATGATCTTGCCGAAAAGCAAATACGAGAAGGTACAGCTTCTTCGCAGGTTATTACCCATTTTCTAAAATTAGGATCTACAAAGGAGCGCATTGAGAACGAAATTCTTGAACGCCAGAAGGAACTGATTACGGCTAAGACCGAAGCCTTACAATCTCAGAAGAGAGTCGAAGAACTATATGCCAACGCATTAAGCGCTATGAGATCTTATCAAGGTACGCCAAGAGATGAGTACGAAGATCAAGACATATGACGAGCTTTCCGCTCTTAAGACATTTGAAGAGCGTCTTCGATATCTTGTGATAGGTGGTTCCATTGGTGAAGAGACTTTTGGATATGACAGATGGTTGAATCAAGTCTTTTATACATCGGATGAGTGGCGGCGTCTTAGGCGAGATGTAATTATTCGTGATAAAGGTTGTGATCTTGGCATTCCTGGGATGGAGATCACTGGAAGGTTAATTGTCCATCACATGAATCCAATCGGAAAGCTCGATGTATTGGAACATTCTCGATTACTAGTTGATCCTAATAATCTAATTTGTGTATCTATTAACACGCATAACGCCATACATTACGGAGATCTGTCGATTCTTGAACCGTTTGTAGAGAGACGACCGAACGACACTTGTCCCTGGCGATAAGGAGAAATGATATGGCTGACAGTACACCAATTACAGCGCCAGAGAACATACTCGAGTCTGTGAAGCTGATGCTTGGTATTCAAAATGATTACACGGCATTCGATCAGCAGATATTACTACACACCAACTCGGTATTTGTAATACTTAATCAGCTCGGCGTAGGACCATCAAACATTTTCACAGCTGATAGCGCCAGTTTGTGGGGCGATTTTTTGGTAAATGATTCCACAGATTTGAACCTTGTGAAGTCTTATGTGTATCTTAAGGTACGGTTGCTGTTTGATCCACCTACAAGTTCGTTTGCTATCGAAGCCATGAACAAGCAGACTCAGGAGTATGAGTGGCGTTTAAACGTATTCGTAGATCCACCTAATGGAGAAGAAGACAATGCAGGATAATATTTATTTCGGTTTGGATCTATTGCCGAGCGCATCGTTAGAGCATTTCGGTATTCCAAGACGATCGGGAAGATACCCTTGGGGGTCTGGAGAGAATCCATATCATCATGGAGCTAGTGCGCCTGGTGGTAAAAGGTCATCTGCTCAACGTGAACAAGTAGAGTTAAAGAAGAAACATAAAGCGGCTGTAAAAGAAGCGCGGAGAGCGGCTAGGAACTCAGGCGCATTAACCGATGAAGAACTTGACCGCAAGATTAATCGGCTCTCAAAGGAGAAAAGACTCAGAGAATTAACAAATTCCGAGTACAATCAGATGCAAAATAGGGTTTATAATGTGTTGGATCGAGTTGTCGTTGGAACGGGAGTTTCATTAGCGGCTCTGACCCTTTCCTCAGTAGGCAAGGTCTATATTCGAAGAAAAATGGGAGAGACTACTACTGATAGCAGTGGTAATACGACACCGATCCCATGGACAAGTATTGCTGAATATATGAAACCTAAGAAGAAATGATAGTTACTTTAGAAGTTTTTTATCATTTACAACCCTCAATCCGAGCATACTTGAAGCTACAACCATAGCCGCTAGCGCTACTTTACCAGCATTATTTAAGACTACTTCTTTTTCCATGTTCGGAATTAGGGAGGCGAAATCGCGTATCTTGTTGGCGGATATAGATCTAAAGTCTTTGATGTCCAGCATTTGTTTAATCTGTTCATCCGTATATCTTTGTTCCATAGTTTAAATCCTCCTAAAATCATATTCTACCAAATTTACAGGTTTAAATCAATGAGTTTATCAAACACAGCAGTACCGAAGTATTATGCCTTATTTCGAGATCAGGTTGTTCGTGGTGAAATTCCGATAAACAAAGAAATCGCCATGGAAATGGACCGCATAGACGCCCTCATTGAGAATCCCGGGGTGTATTACGACGATGAGGCGGTGGAGGGTTATGTCCGGTATTGTGAAAATGAACTCACCTTGACTGACGGATCTGATCTTACACTGCTAGACTCATTTAAACTATGGGCCGAGCAGGTATTTGGTTGGTACTACTATGTGGAGAAGTCGATCTATGTTCCGTATATGAATCATAGAAAAGGCGGACGTTATGTAACAAAACGGGTGCTGAAAAGACTGGTAAATAAACAGTACCTAATTGTAGCACGAGGAGCAGCCAAGTCGATGTATGTTTCGACTATACAGAGTTATTATCTCAACGTCGATACATCTACAACTCATCAGATAGCTACAGCTCCGACTATGAAGCAGGCTGAAGAAATTCTAAGCCCGATTCGTACATCCATCACGAGAGCCAGAGGACCGTTGTTTAAATTTCTCACAGAAGGCTCAATTCAAAATACAACAGGGTCAAAGGCCAATAGAGTAAAGCTGGCATCAACCAAGAAAGGCATAGAGAATTTCCTTACGGGTTCCCTTCTTGAGATCAGACCCATGAGTGTACAAAAACTTCAGGGTCTTAGGTGTAAAATTGCCGATGCTGACGAGTGGTTATCAGGAGATATCAAAGAGGATGTTATCGGTGCAATCGAGCAGGGTGCTTCCAAATTAGACGATTATCTAATTCTGGCCACCAGTAGTGAAGGAACAGTGAGAAATGGTATAGGCGATACCATAAAGATGGAACTAATGGACATCCTTAAGGGGAATTACGTTAATCCACACGTCTCTATATGGTATTACAAGCTCGATGATATCAAAGAAGTAGCTGATCCTGATTTATGGCTTAAGGCTAATCCTAATCTTGGCAAAACTGTCACTTATGAAGTTTATCAGCTTGATGTAGAACGAGCCGAGAATGCCCCGGCAACGAGAAACGATATCTTAGCAAAAAGATTTGGCATCCCGATGGAGGGTTATACATATTTCTTCACATACGAAGAAACTATACCTCATAGGAAAAGAGACTATTGGAATATGGCGTGTAGCATGGGCGCAGATATGTCGCAAGGTGACGACTTCTGCGCTTTTACTTTCCTATTTCCATTACCCAGAGGCGGATTCGGGGTTAAAGTTCGAAGCTATATCACAGAGCTTACACTTAAGAAGTTGCCGGCAGCGTTAAGACTTAAATACGACGAATTTCTTGAAGAAGGAAGCCTCATTGTCATGAATGGAACAGTTCTCAACATGATGGAAGTCTACGAGGATCTCGATCAGTTCATTGTCGACTCTTCCTATGATGTCAGATGTTTCGGATTTGATCCATATAATGCTAAAGCTTTTGTCGAGAGATGGGAAAGTGAGAACGGACCTTTCGGAGTAGAGAAAGTCATTCAGGGAGCTAAGACGGAATCGGTTCCACTTGGCGAGATTAAGATTCTAGCCGAGGAGAGACAACTTATCTTTGACCAGCAGCTTATGATGTTTACGATGGGTAACTGCATTACGATCGAAGATACTAACGGAAACAGAAAACTGCTTAAGAAGCGTAGGGAAGAGAAGATCGATAATGTCGCAGCTCTACTAGACGCTTATGTAGCATACCAGAGAACCCCGGAAGCATTTGAATAATCGGGGGGGGGATTTCAAAATGAATTATTACGGTAACAACGATTGGAGAGATTATTTACATGTTCGCGATCATATAGAACATTATGGAATGCCGAAACGCTCGGGAAGATATCCATGGGGATCCGGCGAAGATCCTTATCACCATGGTGCAGATTCTCCGAGAAAACGATACAAAGCTCGGAAGGCGGAGCTCAAGAAAGCGTGGAAGGATCGCCGAAGAGAGCTTAATGATGAGGTCGCTAAGAAAGAGAAAGCGATAGATAGTCACTATAAACGTGGAGAAACCCTCTCAAAAGAGCACATCGATGAGCAGAATAAGAATGCTATGGAATATGCTAAAAAGTGGGATGACGCTAGAAATAAATATAAAACGGATCTCAAATCAGCCAGAGAGCAGTATAGAAATGAGAAAAAGCAGGAGAAAGATAGCATAAAACGAGATAAAGAAATCGACTCATTAAGTGAAGACATGAAAACGCAATGGTATAAGGCCTATAATGATGCGACTGTTGTTTTTAATAAAGAATTGGAATCCATCAATGCTAAATTTCAAAGCGGAGTAGAAGATCCGGATTATCTTAAAGCTGTTGATAAAGCATGGCGTAAAGCATACTCCGATGCATTGGATGATCGTTATAAGAAGACCGCTGATAGACTTGGAGTTGGGAATCAGTATGAAAAAATGAAAGACGTTGCCCCGACTATGTCTCAGTATTCGGATATGCTCGATGAATTGCAGAAACAAAAAATGTGGGATGAATATAAGAAAAACAACAATATATAACTGGAGGTAGAAATGCCTAAATTTTCAGATCGCCTCCAACACGCATGGAACGCTTTCCGCTATGGAGAAACAGAGAGAGTCAGGGACTACGGCCCTGGCTTTTATTATTCCCCGCAGCGAGTAATAAGGCGAATTGGTACAGAACGCTCCATTGTAATGGCACTATACAACCGCATATCAATGGATGTTGCTGCTATCGGCATTAAGCATGTCAGGCTGGATGATAACGGGAGATACACAGAAGAAATAGTCTCCGGTCTTAATAATTGCCTGACGCTTGAAGCCAACATCGATCAGACAGCACGAGCGTTTATTCAGGACGTTGTGCTTTCGATGCTTGAAGAGGGCGCAGTAGCAGTTGTACCGGTTGAAACCACGATAAATCCGACTACAAGTGGCGCATATGACATTTTATCTATGCGCACAGGAAAGATTATTCAGTGGTATCCAGCACATGTAGAGGTGGAATTATACAACGAGCGAGACGGAAGACGGCAAACTATCAAACTGCCAAAATCCATGGTCGCAATTATTGAGAATCCGTTCTATTCGATCATGAATGAACCGAACTCTACTCTTCAGCGACTTATAAGGAAATTAAATCTCTTAGACGCTGTAGACGAGCAGAGCGGCTCAGGAAAATTGGATTTGATTATTCAGCTTCCTTATGTGATCAAATCAGAAGCTCGAAGAATTCAGGCCGAGAATAGACGGAAAGACATTGAGATGCAGCTTGCCGGATCCAAATACGGCATTGCATATACAGATGGTGCTGAACGTATAACGCAGCTTAATCGTTCCGTTGACAACAACCTTATGAAGCAAGTTGAGTATCTAACGAGTATGCTATACAGCCAGTTGGGAATGACCGAGGAGATTCTTAAGGGTACAGCCGACGAGAAGACAAGTCTGAATTACATTAACAACACCATTGAACCCATAGTTTCTGCGATTTGTAACGAATATAAAAGAAAGTTTCTCACCAAGACTGCTCGTACTCAGATGCAGTCTATTGTTTTCTTTAGAGAACCTTTCAAGTTAGTACCGGTGGATAAACTGGCAGAGATTGCTGATAAATTCACCAGAAATGCAATTCTCACATCTAACGAATTTAGACAGATCGTAGGATTCAAACCTTCTGATGATCCTGACGCCGATGTTCTCAGAAACAAGAACCTCAATCAGTCAAATGAGCAGTTTAAACAGAAAAATGGGTTAGAAACATTAAATGACAGGAGTGAAATTCAAAATGAGTAAAAAATATGATTTTAGTGGCTGGGCTACTAAAAACGATCTTTTGTGCTCTGACGGAAGAACCATACGAAAAGATGCTTTCAAGCATTGCGACGGTTTGACGGTTCCTCTCGTATATCAGCATCAGCACAACGATCCTTCTAACGTGCTCGGTCATGCTCTTCTGAAAAACGAGGAAGACGGCGTACGAGCTTTTGGTGCTTTTAACGATAGTCCAAATGCTCAGTTGATGAAAACTGCGGTCGAGCACGGCGATATCACAGCACTTTCTATTTATGCCAATAACCTCACTCAGAGAGGCGGAGATGTATATCATGGCGATATCAGAGAAGTGAGTCTAGTGCTTGCCGGAGCCAATCCCGGGGCCTACATCGATAATCCTGTTCTAGAACACTCCGGAGAGGAGATCCTTGAGGAAGCCATCATTTATACCGGTCTCGAACTCGAGCACACAGATATAGACGAGCCCGAAAAAGAGGAAGGAAAAGTGAAGAAGATTGAGAAAATTGATCCTGTAAAGCCGGAAGATATCGAACACGCGAATGAACCTGAAGATACAAAAGACACAGGTAAAAGCGTCGATGAAATCTTCAAGACTTTGACAGAGGAACAGAAGAAAGCCGCTTTTGCGGTATATAGAGCGCTTGAAGAAGACGACGAAAAAGATGACGACGATGACGACGATGACGACGTCAAACACAACGATGAAGAAGGAGAAAATGTAATGAAGCACAATGTATTTGATACTGACATGATGGCTCCGAGCCGTACGCTCACCCACGCAGATTTCGCTGAGATTGCTAAAGATGCTAAGAGACTGGGTTCCATGAGAGAGGCTGTTATTGAGCATATGGAGAACGGCGTTCTGGCTCATGCTATCGGCGATATCGCTAACGAAGACGGATCTGCCCAGACTTATGGCATTGCCGATATCGATTACCTGTTTCCGGATGCTAAGAGCCTGAACAATCCTCCGGAGTTTATCCAGAGAGATATGACCTGGGTAAACAAGGTTATCAACGGAACGCACCACACCCCGTTCTCCCGCGTGAAGAGCATGTTCGCTAATATCACGATGGAAGAGGCCAGAGCTAAGGGTTACATCAAAGGAAATCTGAAGAAGGAAGAGGTCTTCACGCTGCTCAAGCGCGCTACCGATCCGCAGACCATCTACAAGAAACAGAAGATGGATCGTGATGACGTCATTGATATTACCGATTTCGACGTTATCCGGTGGCTGAAAGGCGAGATGCGCATGATGCTCGAAGAGGAACTGGCCCGTGCTATCCTGATCGGTGACGGCAGATCCACAGCTGATGAGGATCATATCTCTGAGGATCATATCCGTCCGATCGCTAAAGACGCTGCTCTGTACACCATCGTTAAGGGTGTTACTGCCGGTGCCGACGATTCCAAGACTGCCAAGAACTTCATCCGTGCGGCTATCAAGGCTCGCAAGGATTACAAAGGTTCCGGTAACCCGACGCTGTTCACGACTGAAGATTGGCTGGCTGAGATGCTGCTTCTCGAGGATGAGATGGGTCATTTCCTGTACACTTCTGAAGCACAGCTGGCAACTGTCCTGCGTGTGAAAGAGATCGTAACTGTTCCGGTTCTGGAAGGATTTAAGATCCAGACAAACAAAGATGTTATCGGTATCATCGTTAACCTGTCCGATTACAACATTGGTGCCGATAAGGGTGGTGAGACCACAACCTTCGAGGACTTTGATATCGATTACAACCAGATGAAATATCTGATTGAGACCAGATGCTCCGGTGCTCTGGTGAAACCGTTCTCCGCGATTGTTCTGGCTATCGGTGCTACCGATTCCTCTACAACTGTTGAGCCCAGACGTGTAACGGGTGAGACTGGAGAAACCTGATAAATTCAAAATGAGGTAAGTTTATGGCAAAGTGGTTTGGCAAAGTAGGATTTATGGAGTCGGTAGAAAGTCTTGAATATCCGGGTACTTTCACCGAAGAGAATACCGAAAAATCCTACTACGGTGACATTCTTCGTTTTAACAAAAAATGGGTAACAGCCAGCGACAAAGAGAATGACGACCTGAATATCAACAATCAGATCAGTATCGTTGCCGACCCCTTTGCCACGAATCATTTTCATCAGATCCGATATGTCGAGTGGATGGGAACCAAATTCAAAGCAACGAGCGTAGAAGTTGAGTATCCAAGACTGATCATTACGATAGGAGGTGTGTATAATGCCGACCCCGACGGACAAACGGGTTGAGCTTCAGTACAAGCTCGAAGAGATCCTGGGATCGAATAAAGTGTATTACAGACCTCCTGAAAACATAAAGCTGACTTTTCCGTGTATTGTGTACCGTTTGAGAGACGGAGAAACACAGTACGCGAATAATAAGGCTTATGTTTTTAAGAGAAGTTACAACGTTCAGCTGATACACAAGAATGCGGATACAGATTTAATAGAGGCTTTGATTGGAGCATTTCCTTACATCCGTTTCGAGACTTCTTTTATTGTTGACAATTTAATACACGAAAATTTTATTCTTTACTATTAATGGAGGTCTAGATATGCCTAGAATTACTTGGGATAATCCCGGCGAAAAACTTTACGAAACCGGTGTAGACCGTGGTGTTCTGTTTCCTCAGAAGGCTGACGGTTCTTATGATGTTGGTGTCGCTTGGAATGGTCTGACTGCTGTTAACCAGTCTCCTTCCGGCGGCGATACAAACGATCTTTATGCGGATAATATCAAATATCTGTCTCTGCGTGCAACTGAGGACTACGGTGCCACGATCGAGGCATTCACCTATCCGGATGAGTTCATGGAGTGCGATGGTTCTAAGGAGATTGCACCCGGTGTGTATGCAGGTCAGCAGGCAAGAAAGCCGTTTGGTTTCTCTTACCGTACACTGATTGGTAATGATACTGAAGGAACGGCGCATGGTTACAAACTGCATCTGGTGTATAATGCAACAGTTTCACCGTCTGAGAAGAGTTATGGAACGGTTAACGATTCTCCGGATGCTATTAACTTCTCTTGGGAGGCTTCAACTACTCCGGTTGCTCTGCCGGCTCCGTTTAAGCCCACGGCTCATATCGAGATTGATTCCACCAAGGCCGATGATGCGAAACTCACTGCCCTTGAGAATCTTCTCTACGGAACAGAAAACGCTGATCCGACACTTCCGGATCCAGCAACCGTTATCAGTATGATGGGTACTACCGGAACTACCGGAACAACCTGATTCCAAAATATTGTACTCGTTTATTGAGAGGGCGTGCAAATTCTGCATTCCCTCTCTTTTTTAAATTTTATAAGAAAAGGAGACAAACACGATGATCAAGAAAACCATTAAGTATGTGGATTTCAAAGGCAACGAGAGAGAGGAAGATTTCTACTTCAATCTCTCAAAACCCGAGCTAATGGAAATGGAACTGACTACAAAGGGTGGCATGAGCGAGTATCTCGATAAGATCGTCAAAGCTCAGAGTAGAGAAGAACTTATCAAATGGTTCCGCATCATCATTCTCAAAGCCTACGGTGAGAAATCCGAGGATGGTAGAAGGTTTATTAAATCTGAAGAACTTTCTACAGCATTTTCTCAGACCGGAGCGTTTGAGCAGCTTTATATGGAGCTGGTAACAAACGAAAAGAAAGCCAGCGAATTCATTAACGCAATCATTCCCGAATTTACCGAAGACGAATTGGCGGCAGCAGACGAAAAGAGAGCCAGTCTCGCTAAATAAGACTGTCAAAGGAGATCAAAAGAATGCTCAAGATCGAGATTCCAGAAACAGAGATTTTCAACCCTCTTACTAATGAATTTATAGTCGTTAAACGACAAACCGTCGTTCTTGAGCATTCTCTCGTCTCGATTTCGAAATGGGAATCAAAATGGCATAAGCCTTATCTAGACAAGCGATATGAAAAAACAAAAGAAGAAGCCATTGACTATATAAGGTGCATGACCCTCACACAGAACGTTGATCCAAAAACATATTACTGTATACCAGATTCTGAGACGAAGAAAATTGTTGAGTATATAAATGACCCGATGACGGCAACCTGGTTTTCTAATGAAGAAAATCAAAAGGGAAGATCCCAGCCGATAATCACATCCGAGATTCTTTATTACTGGATGATCGCATATCAGATTCCGTTCGAATGTCAGAAATGGCATCTGAATAGACTAATCACATTGATTAAAGTATGCGATGAGAAGAACAAGAAACCTAGGAAGATGAATAGAAACGAGCAGTATGCAAAGCGATCCAGCCTCAATGCAGCAAGGAGAGCTAAACATCACTCGAAAGGATAAATCATGATCGAGATAAGACACAGAGGAAATTTTGATAACATTGATGGTTTTTTTAAGCTTATTAAGCAAAGAAAAATCTATAACAAGCTCGATCATTACGGTGAACTCGGAGTAAAAGCATTATCAGAGAATACCCCGGTAGATACCGGTAAAACTGCGGGTTCATGGAAATACAAAATTCGCATGAACGATAAGGAAATATCCATTACCTGGTCTAACGATAATTTAACCAAAGACGGAATCCCAATAGCGATCTTACTTCAATATGGCCATGCGACGGGAAACGGCGGATATGTGCAGGGAAGGGATTACATCAATCCCGCTATGAAGCCGATTTTCGATGCAATAGCTGAGAATGTTTGGAAAGAGGTTACTAAGTCATGAGTTCTATTGATAAACGTGTTGTTGAACTTGTGTTTGACAATAGCAAGTTTGATAAAAACGTCGAGCAATCAAGAGGAACTCTTGATAGGCTCAAAAAAGATCTCAAGTTTGAGGGCGCCACTCAAGGAATAGAAAATGTTTCTGAGAGTATAAAACGTTTCTCGCTTAATAACGTTGGTGAGGCAATAGGCACTGTCACTGCCAGATTTTCTACTTTAGAAATAATCGGTAAGAGAGTTCTTGAGAATCTTACTGATGCTGCAATGAGGTTCGGAAGCAATCTTGTTAGCTCTATTGCTGAGCCGATAACGAGTGGTGGTTGGAGCAGAGCTTTAAAACTTGAGCAGGCTAACTTTCAGCTTCGAGGTCTTCTTGGTGAAACAGCGGAAGGCGCTGCCAAAATAGAAGCCATCATGGATTCGGTAAGCAAGTCCGTGAAGGGTACTGCTTACGGACTTGACGATGCAGCAAAAGTTGCTTCTCAGCTTGTGGCCACAGGTATTGAAGATTCCCAGGAGATGCTCTCTTACTTAAAGGGTGTGGCTGGAGCAGCAGCGATGACTGGCGGATCCTATGAGGATATAGGCCGAATCTTTACCACAGTTGCTGGTCAGGGCAGATTAATGGGTGATCAGCTTCTCCAGTTTGCTACACGTGGTGTTAACGTTGCTGCTACACTCTCAAAGCAGATGAATATAACCGAAGCAGAGTTTCGTGATCTTGTGTCAAAGGGACAGATTAGTTTCAAGCAGTTCGCTGACGGAATGGCGCTTGCTTTTGGCGAACACGCGTATAAAGCAAACGAGACTTTTACTGGTTCATTGTCCAACATGCGAGCAGCTCTTGCTAGAATAGGTGCTGATATCGCCACACCGGCGCTGACAAATCTGCGTGATATCTTTAACGCCTTAAGGCCGTTAATAGATAATGTCCATGATGCTTTAAAGCCGCTTATCGATACTCTCAACAACGACTTGACACATGCTACAAAGAAAACAGTCGAGTTTATCAACGAGTTGTCTGATAAGGTAGAAACGTTTGTAAAGGGCTTTAAAAAAGAATCCGACACGGCAGAAGAATCAGCTGAAGTAATCAGTAATTCTGCTGATGAAATAGAGGAAATGGCCAGAAGAGTGATGGCTGGCGAATTCGGAAACGGCGAAGAAGAAAGACGTCGTCAATTAGAAGAGCTAGGATATTCTTTTGAAGAAGTTCAAAATAAAGTAAACGAGCTTACCAACAATTCCTATCGTTACGAGGTTCAGGAAAGAAAGACCACAGAAGCTGAGGAAAAACACGTTGATGCTTCAGAAAAATTAGCAAAGCAGCAAAAGCAGATTGATGATTTTTATAGAAGAAAGTCAATCAATAACTTTTTCGAGTCGCTTAGAAATGTGGTCAAATATTTCGGTCAGTATGCAACAGCTGCGCACGAAGCATTTAAAGAAGTATTCGATGGATCTTTATTAAAAAATATTTACGATCTGGGCGTCAGATTCAAACTGTTTACAAAATCGTTAATATTAAATAACGAACAGACAGACGGATTAAAAACCGTTTTCAAAGCTCTTTTTTCGATATTAAAAGCAGGATTAAACATAGTAGGATTCTTTGTTGATAAATTCTTTGCTTTAGTTGGAATTTTTAGCGATGTAAAGGATCGAATACTCGAGTTTGTCGGAAGCCTAGATAAGACAAATGAAGCTTTTGATGAGACGTCAAGAAAAGCAAAGTTCGTAGAGGCTATCAAGACTGCGTTTGAAAAGCTCATCGAGATCTTTGAGATTTTCAAAATAAAAATAAAATTAGCTGTTGATGCATTTAAACAGACGGACGGTTTTAAGCATTTATATGATTCATTGACTAATCTGTGGGAGCTGATAAAAGAAGTCGCCGGTAGTTTGTTCGATAGGTTTATCGGTAAGTTAAACGAGTTTGGAGAGTATCAACCAGATGTTAGTTGGGTTGATAAGTTTGCAGAATGGCTCGGCAAGGCCGCGGATAAGCTGGCTGTATTTATCGATCTTATCGTAAGCAAGAAAGCAGATTTTAAAGAATTTATAGACACGATAAAAGGTTTCTTCAACAAAGACAGCTCGGACGAGGTTCGAAACGGATTTATACAAGGCTTTTCTGATAGCTTAAAAGGGTGGAGTTTGAAAGATGCTTTTTCTGGTCTTAAAGACGCTATCATAGGAGCCACCGGTGAAAATATCAATGACGCGATGAAGAGTCCTAATATGTTCGAAAACATAAAGGGATATTTCCAGAAGATAGCTGATATATTGTCTTTGGTTAATTGGGATTTTATCCTTAAACACTTGACCAAAATCGTGTTAGTTTTTGCTGTTGTGAAGACCTTGCTGTCTATGTCTTCGGTGCTTAGTGCTGCTTCCACTCTTATTAACGGATTGAGCACCAAGTTGAAACTTAAGAATAACGCGGTTTCCAGTTTCCAGGAATTCGGCAAAGCAGTATTAGCTATCGCCGCTTCGCTATTTTTAGTAGCCCTTATACCGCCTGAGGAATTAGAGAAGGCGTTATTCACTTTAGGTTTGGTGAGTGCTGCGATTATCGGAGTTATAGCCCTATTCGGTAGCATGGGAAGAAAAGGCACACTTGATATGAATGGCGCCAAAGCTATGGCTAAAGATTTCTTACAGATGTCGATATCAATTGGCATTCTTGCTTTAGCTATAAGCGTGTTAGGTAACATGAAGGCTGAAGAATTATTAAAGGCTGAGCTGACGATAGGTACTTTGATCGCTATCATGGCAGTAGCTGCGAATTCTGTCAGTACCGTTAAAAAAGCAACAGGAAGTTTCGTTTTGATGGCGCTTGCGGTTGATGCATTGATACCTGCTATGCTCGTATTTGGTTTAATGCCTATCCCTATGTTATTAAAGGGCGGAGCAACCATACTAGCTCTAATGATGTCTCTAGCAGCCGCTACTCGTGTAGCAGAGTCGGCTATTGGTGGTGCTGCTTCAATGGCTATCATGGCTCTCGCCGTTACAGCATTAATACCACCGATGCTAGTATTCGGAGCAATGCCTATAGAAAGACTCGTCCAAGCAGGTATTGCTATTGTGTCATTGTTAACGGCTCTAGCTGTGGCATGTACCGTAGCTAAATCGGCCGTTAGAGGAGCAGCGTCAATGGCGATAATGGCGGCAGCAGTTCTCGCTTTAATTCCGCCGGTGTTGGTATTTGGATATATGCCAGTCGATAGGCTCGTGGTTGCAGGCGTTACTATAGCAGCGTTGCTTACCGAATTGGCTGTGGCATGTTCCATTGCACAATCTAATGTAAGAGGCGCTTTATCCATGGCAATAATGGCCGTTCCGATAGTGGCGGCAGCTACGTCCTTACTGATTCTCTCAGTTGTACCTCTGGATAAGATGCTGGCAGGAGCGTTGATGCTCTCAACACTGATGTTTGCGTTGGTGACCTGTACAAAGTACGCAGAATCAAGTTTAAAGGGTGCCCTGTCAATGGCTATCATGGCCGTTCCGATAGTGGCGGCAGCTCTAGCTCTTAGAGCATTAGCCGAGATGCCCATAGGTGGAATGCTGGCAGCTGCCGTGAGTCTGATTGCCGTAATGGCCGCCATTACATTCGCAACCAAAATCGCAGCTGGAAACATAGAAGGCGCTGTGGTAATGCTCGCCATGACCATTCCTTTAGGGGCGGCAGTTGCGTCGCTTGCTGCGCTTGCTCAGTTTGATTGGAAAAATCTATTAGCAGCAGCCGGGGCTTTGAGCATGTTGTTCCTTTCTATATCGGGAGCAATATTTATACTTCAGGCCGTTCCGATAAGCGCGGGTTTCAAAGCTCTCGCTCTGTTAGGAACGTTCTTTGTCGGACTTGCGGCTATTGTTGCGGTGATGGCCGGCCTGTTCGGAGAAGGTGGAAAATTCCCAGGGTTGATGGATAAAGCTGTTCCGGTAATGGAGAGCTTCGGCAAAGCTATCGGAGGATTTATAGGTAGTATAATTGAATCCATTAGCGAATCCGTAAGCAGCTCACTTGAAAGATTTGGTGAGGCTATTGGTAACTTCGGAGATAGTATCGTACCGTTTATCGATGCCGCCAAACAAGTTGATGAAGCTGTGTTGGGTGGAATCCTAAGACTGTGCGAAGCGGTCTTGGCGATAACTGCTACTGAGTTTATTAGTAATTTAACCAGTTTCTTCGGCTTGGGAGACAGTGCGTTAGAGAAGTTCGGCAAAGAATTGGTGGCGTTCTCTGAACAATTCGTTATTTACGCCAAGAATGTAAAAGGCATAGGAGAGGACACGGTTACGGGTTCTGCCGCAGCGGCTAGCGTGCTTGCTGATATGTATAAGAAAGTAACTGACTCTGGAATTTCAGGAGGCGTTCTGGGCCTTATCGAGGGCAAGCCTTTGCAGAAATTTGGTGAAGAGTTGGCGAAGTTTGGACCACATATCAAATCGTATGCCAAAGATGTTTCTGAAATCAATGCCGGATCTGTGTCTTCTTCCGCTATGGCTGCTTCTATGTTGGCAACCATGTATAAAACAATGGTTGAAGCTGGTGTGAAGGATGAATTCTTTACTAAAGAGCCATTGGTTGCCTTCGGTAAAGAGCTTGAGAACTTCGGCCCCAAAATAAAGGCATACAGCGATGCGATTATTGGTATTGACATGGCGGCTGTGACGGCTTCTGCTCTTGCTGGCCAGATGTTGGTTAATCTTTACACGACGGTAACAAATGCCGGAATTACTGGTGGGTTGTTTGAATCCAGTCCTCTAACAAAATTTGCTGAAGAACTTGTGATTTTCGGCAATAAAATGCAGGAGTATATAACGAGTGCGATAGTTATTTCGGACAATAGTATACAAATAGCTAACGCAAATGCAGCTACAATTGGCGCGGCTACAATGGCAATGAGCCTCGTTAATGTTGACTGTCCGAGCATGAACGCATTCGGAATTGCACTTGTAGATTTAGGTAACAATTTATTAAGTTATGCCAACAACATAGCATTAATATCATTTGTCACCATGGCCGAAGCGGTTAACTCCATTTATAGTCTGATATATGTGAGCGGCTCTATGGTCGGAATAGACACTGGAGCAATTACCATGTTTGGTGATGCTATAGCTGAGTATGGGAGAGATCTTCAGAGTTTCTATAATTCTGTTAAGAACATAAACACATCAACTATCTCAAAGGCTATTGCAAGCACTTATAAACTTATTGAAGTTGGTAAAGCCATGGCCGACGTCAAAGATTCTGCAATGTCTAAGTTTGGAGACACGTTGGAGAATGTTGGCAAGAAAGGCGTTGACGCGTTTATTAACTCGTTTACTTCGGCAAACGTGCGCGCTTACGACGCCGCCAGGGCACTGGTGATGGCCGCGTTAAACGGAGCTAATAGTGGTTCGTCTTATTCTAGTTGGTGGAGTATAGGTATGTACTGTGCCAATGGTCTAGCCAATGGCCTTGCGTCTGGCACCGGTTATATACAGCAAGCGGCCTATAACGCAGCGATTATGGCGTTAAACTCTGCCAGAGCGGCGCTGGGTGTATATTCTCCCTCCCGTGAATTCTACAAAATCGGTGACTTTTCCATCCAGGGTTTCGTCAACGCATTTAACGATGGAGCAAGAGACGTCTTCGGAGCTGGTGAGACGATGGGCGACGTGGCTCTTAAAGCTCTTACCAGACCGGTAGAGCTTATTCAGCAAATGCTGGATACTGATCTGGATCTGACTCCAACAATTACGCCTGTGCTGGATCTGACAGATCTGGCGAACGGCACGACAACAGCAAACGGCCTGCTTAGCGGAATTTCAGGACAGATGTTCGCAAATTCCTTAAACGTAGGCTCGATTCATACCGGTGAGACCGAGGCTTCGTATCAGAGCAAGCAGCTTGATCGAGTGCTCGGCATCCTTTCTCAGCTTGCTGATGAGGATTCTATTAACCCGGTCAACAACACATTCAACATTTACGGAGACGATCCTAGAGCAATCGCGGATGAAGTCTCCCGCATCATTCAGCGACAGGTAGAGAGGAGAGAAGCGTCATGGGCGTAATCATATTTAATGGGAGGGCTTCCAATGACTACGGTATCGTAGTAGAAGCTCCGCCGGATCATCCGTATCCTGAACGGGATTACGAAGTCGTTCACGTCCCGGGTAGGAACGGTGACCTGACATTTGATAACGGCTCGTATAAAAACGTTTCGATCCAGTACCAGATCGCTTTGGGGTCACGCCAAGTGGAGTTCTACGAGTTAGTGGATGCTCTCTTTGCGTGGCTCCACCCCTCTGTGGGGTATGCAAGACTCGAAGACTCATATGAGCCAGAGCATTACCGAATGGCATACTACCAGGAGGGCAATACTTTAACCAACATTGAATTTCACGCGGGAAGAGCGACGCTCACATTTGAGGCTAAGCCTCAGCGTTTCTTAAAAATCGGAGAGAAGGTACAGAGCTTTACTGCGGCCGGTACACTTCTTAATCCGACTCAGTTTGATGCTCTCCCGCTTATCAAAGTATATATAAATAGCGGCGAAACTGGTAACATATCAGTTAATGGCTACAAGGTTGCCATCGCGTCCGATACAGCTGGATCGGGTAGGTATATTATCATCGATTGTGACCTGCAAGACGCATATGCCGGCACTACAAACAGAAATTCTCTAATCACATTAAGTTCTGGAAATTTCCCAAGACTATCCCCCGGTAAGAATCAAATAAGCTTCTCAGGAGGCATTACAAAAGTGGAGGTAACACCGAGATGGTGGACACTGTAATTCGCTTGTTTGAATCGACTGCTACGGAGTTTACCACTAATGGCTTAGGCGTTTTATCAAGCGCTATCAAGTGTGAAGTAGTGGAAGAACGTAACGGCGAATTCGAATTAACGATGGAATATCCGATAGACGGCAATAGATACAGCGAGTTAGCTCTTCGGCGTCTGATCGTAGCCAAGCCGAACCCGTTCGATGATCCGCAGCCGTTCCGCATTTACAGCATCACTAAACCGATGAACGGCAGAGTTACTGTGGCAGCGGAGCACATCAGCTATGATCTGACCGGATATGTGGTGAGGCCGTTTACAGCAAGCCGTGTTGATGACGCCCTCATTCAGATGCACGCAAATTCTATAACGAACTGTCCTTTCGACTTTGATACGGATAAAAGGACATCCGCAGAGATGAAAGTAAACGTTCCAACATCTATGAGAGCACTTCTTGGCGGAACTGAAGGGTCGATCCTTGATCTTTACGGACCGGGGGAGTACAAGTTCAACAAGTTCCGTGTCGACTTTATGTCTAGCAGAGGAGCCAATAATGGTGTAACTATTCGTTATGGCAAGAACTTAATCGATCTTGAGCAGGAAGAGAACTGCGCTGCTGTGTATACTGCCGTGTTTCCTTATTGGTATTCGGAAGAAGAAGGACTTATGGTACTTAGTTCGCCGATATCGACTGGTGGAACGTACAACTATAACAGAATTCTTCCACTTGATCTGACTGATAAATTCGAAGCAATGCCAAAAGATTCAGCCCTAAGACAGGCCGCGGTACAATATATCCAGAATAATAATCTTGGTGTCCCAAAAGTATCGATTAATGTTTCGTTTATCCAGCTCGCCCAGTCAGAAGAGTATAAGTATTATAGGCTTCTTGAGGCTGTTAGGCTGTGTGATACAGTAACAGTCGAGTTTCCAAAGCTTGGAGTATCAGCTACTTCAAAATGCATTAAAACTACGTACAACGTCATAACTGGTAAATACATCAGTCTTGAACTTGGCGAGGCAAGAAGTAATCTCTCGGCCACAATCGAGAAACAGAGTGCTGAGATAGCTAAAAACTCTGTCGAGAATAACATGCCGGTTATCAAAGCCGCGATCGACAAAGCGACTAAGACTATTACTGGTGGATTAGGCGGATATGTAATACTGCATAGCAGTAGTAATGGTGACACTCCTGATGAGTTATTGGTATTGGATTCTCAGTCTGGTGGCGAAATATCACAAGCTACCAAGGTGTGGCGCTTTAATAGCGGCGGTCTTGGTCATTCATCTAATGGCTATAATGGCCCGTTTGGTCTGGCTTTAACTGAGGACGGTGAAATTGTTTCGGACAGACTAACTGTTAGCTCGGCTTTAGCCAGTAAGATCCGGGGCGGTCTTCTCGCTATGGGTGGTACAACTGCCGAAGGCTCGTTTGGTGATGGCATGATACAAGTGTATGACGCCGATGATAATTTGATCGGACAGTTCTCGAAGAGCGGGATTGAAATGTATCGGGGGGATATACTTTTAGATAATACCTCAACTCTAAAAGCTCAACTCGATACGCAAAGTCCTAATCCTACGACTTTGTATATAAACCCGCAGGTCGGATTTGTGATTGGACCATACAACGCGTCAACTGGGATTACGAATTCAAAGTTACAAATAACTCGTTCGTCGGCATACATACCATCAACCGGAACCATTTATACTACAGACATTAACACGAAATATGTCGGAAATACTTGGGAATTCTATGCTGTGATGGCCCCTAATACTTTTCAGTTACGTAGATCCGCTACTGGTGGAGGAGCCGGAGCCAATGGTTATACCACAGTAATGCTACAATCTGCCGGTACGCTCGGTATAGCACTTGAGCGTGTTGGTGGCGGTAGATTGAGTTGGGAGTGGTCTTCTGGAAATATCTACATTTCTGGTACCAAATCCCGCGCTATGTCGACCGAGGACTATAACACCCGCGCTCTCTATTGTTATGAAACCCCATCTCCGATGTTTGGAGATATAGGAGAAGGCACGATAGGAGATGACGGATCGTGTTACATCAGTTTTGATCCGATATTCGCAGAGACTATAAATACAGCCAACTACCAAGTACAACTTCAAAAATACGGTCAAGGAGACTGCTGGGTATCTGAGCGTACCGGCAGTTATTTTATTGTCGAGGGAACACCCGGTTTGTCGTTCGGTTGGGAAGTAAAAGCCAAACAAGCGGATCAGTCTAATAGGAGACTCGATCTTTTGGATCTCGAAGCCGAGATCAGATCTGAAGACTACGGCCAGCTGGCAATAGAGCATATCACCCAAATCAAGGAGGAACGCGCAGCATGAAAATCCTTACATCTATGACATTTTTCAACGACGCAGTAGGCAAGAGACTCAGCGTGTCTTATTCGGAAGTTGACGAACAGACCGGCCGAGTTATTTCCGATAATAATAGAAAAGACCGGGTTATCGTCGATCGGACGCTTATCAGCAAGATCGGCGAGCTGGAAGACTATGCTACTGATTTTATTAATGCGGAGTAAAGGAGTAATCCATGGCTTATATAGATAATGTAAATAAAGTGCTGAACATTCAGCCGGAAGCCGCACCGACTAGAGTCAGATTATCCCAAAATGAAAATGGTAGAAATCTGTACTTTACTTTGGCCGGTAATGAAAACCCCATTCCAAGTGGTGTCACGGTTACAATCAGCGGTACTAAACCGGATGGTACAGTTTACTCCGGAATCGGTTCGATCAGTAATGACGTCGTCCTCATCCCGGAAACTGTCCAGTTAACAGCTGTGGCAGGAGTATGGGACGCCAAGGTTAAAATTACCTCCGGGGGTAATACTGTGGCAACAGGCCGAATCAGATTCCTGATCGATGCTGACACAGTGGCTCCCGGATCTGTTCCATCAAGCAGCGTACTGGAAGGTTTAGTCGAACAGGCCCAGCAGTATGCCGAGACAGCAAGGCAGGAAGCCTATGGTTCACCTCTTACTGCCGCTACGTCATCTGCTATGACGGATAAAACGAGAGTATATGTCTACACCGGATCGGAGACTGGTTACACGTTTGGTAACTGGTATTACTGGAACGGTACGGCTTGGACGTCTGGTGGCGTTTACAATAACGTGGCTATCGAGGATGATTTGTTCGCCAAAATAGTAAAGTTCACTGATACCGAGCCGATTGACGATCGTACCAGAATCTGGCTTAAAGACGATGAGACCGAGTATGAGATTCCAGAGATGGAAGAACTGGAGGCTATCGAGGAGATGATAGCCGGCATCGAGCCAACCACCACGGCGTCCAAGGCTTACTCGGTAGGCGACCTTGTCATTGTAAACGATGTCCTTTACAAAGTCACTTCTGCGATTTCTGCCGGCACACTTTTAAAACCCTCTAACACCACGCAAACTACGATAGCGGATGTGATCAAATATGAGTCTACCGATATCAGGTCCAGATTATACGAGTCTGTGAATGATTTAGAGAGCTCTATAGACGGATTGACGAGTGAACTTGCTGACGTAAAGGGCGATTTAAGCTATGTTTATGACGAAAAAGCGTTATTTGTTGGAGATTGGAAAATTGGATTGATCGGCGGCAGTGTGGGGTCTGAGATTCAGTTTAACCCTGCATTTACTAATCGTGTGTCACTTACTACGCCTCAGCTTTTTGATTACACCATAACCGCATATATTCAAGCCGGATACAAAGCAACATTTTATTTTCTGGATTCCAACAATGTCATTCTGTCGTTCAAATATGTTAATGAAAACAGTACAATCACTATTGATCCGGAAACCAGATTTGAAATACTTATTGAAAAAGTACCCATAGAAGCTGTAGGTGATAAAATCAATAAATACATACAGGCAGTTCCCCGTACGATGCACGGTTTTTTGCTTTATGAAGCTGTAGATAACGCGAGCGCGAAAATCAGAAGCAACCAGCTTGCATTAGAGAATTTATACTCTGGTGCTATGTATCTTCCTGATATGGTGAACGGAGCCACAAACGCGACTACAGGAAATTATGATCCAAACTATAAAAATCACATTACAACTCCTGACTGGTTTGTGCCGGAGCATCCTTACGCCATCAAGATAACCGATGATAATTATTCGTGCAGACTAATCTATAATGATAGCGGCACGATAACATTCGAAAGCTTAACCACAAACGGAAACGTTCTGTTCCCGAATAGGCAAACGAAAATTGACCTATGGAAAAATGAATCGAATGCGGCTCTTGATGTAGATGATGCGAAAAATATTTTGTCTTTGCAATCCATTGATGATTATCTGGCTAAAAAATCATCTGCGAAATTAGATAAAATTAAGAATGGTTATGATCTGTTCGATGCGTTTGTGAGACGAGGTGGTTTGGGGTCTGGTTCAGGACAATATCTGAATTATGTAAATTATAGATGTACGACACCTGAAATCGTTCGGTTTGCACAGGAAACAACTATTAGTGCCGAGACCGGATTTAGGTTTGATGTAATGCTTTTTGACAGTGATGATAGTTTTGTTTCGGATTTGGGCTGGAAAACTTACCATACGATCTCAGCCGGACAGGGGTTCAAACTGATCATAGCAAGAGCAACAGAAAATACAGCGGAGTATGCAGACGTAGATGAATTTGTATATGCTTTAAACGTAGACACAATTTATGTAACTAAAGAAGAATTGTCATCGTTTACTCTGCCCTTGTTTGAACGAGGTTTCTTGCAAAATGGAGGAAAACCACATCTTGCCGCACATGGAGGATACCATGTTGGTTATCCCTATAACAGTAACCCAGCATTTGAAGCTGCGGGGAAAAATAGTTTTTGGGGTATCGAAGCCGATGTTAATGAAACCGAAGACGGTTACCTTGTTATGATCCATGACACGACTGTTGATTCGTCAACAGACGATACGGGAGCCGTAAATGAGAAAACTTTAGAGGAGATAAGAGCATTACAGTTAAAAGGAACCGATTACCAGATCCCATTGTTTGAGGAATATTTAGCCATTTGCAAAAGGTATTCCTGTGTACCTTACATAGAGATAAAGGCGACCGTAACCCATAACGGAATTGTAAAACTTATCGAAACGCTTAAAACTTTTGGTCTGGACAAAACAAGTATTATTTCAGGGTCAAAATGGAATCTGGCAAATGTTAGGGCTGTTACTCAAACAATACCATATCTATCCATCTATCAAAATGGCTTTTCAGCGAATTTTGATACAGAACTCGCTTTTAACAAGGCATATCCTGACACAGGCATAGAATGGGATTATCTAAATGGGGTCGATCTGGTAAAGGCAAAATCTCTGCATGATAACGGAATGTTGTTTACATCTTTTACCATCGATGATGCAAATGATGTGTTGACAGCCTTTGAAAATGGTGTTGATTTTGTAATCACAAACTTCGTATTGCCAACAACCGTTACTAATTGAGGGTAATACATATTTAAAGGAAACTAATTATGAATAAGTGGACATTTTGGCTAAGTATGGCAAATATTATAGCCGCTTGCGTCAATATTAGAGTACTGTGGTTATCATTCAAAGATTCACAGCGTTAAAGGGAACCTTTGAGGAAATGGCAATATGGTTAAGTGGCTAATTGAACATGGCTTTGTTGTAAAACATCTTTTCGGGAACTGGTATCTGGTAAGATTGTATGCAGACAAAAGCAATTTACTTTATCACATCATTTTTCCAATGAAACTAACTTAAAGGAAACTTTCCCTACAATTAATTAGCTCATCCAAACCGATCCATAAACCCAAAATAATTTAATAAGGCGGTGATTTCGATGTTCTAAGTGCCACCAGTATAGTAGTCCAGTTCATAGAATACCTCCTTACAAAATGTAACCCATCGACCCAAGGGCCTGCGTACAACGCGGGCTCTTTTTCTTTGCTTAATTATCTTATTTTTCTACACTTCCAAAATGGAGGAGAAAGGAGTTACTAATGTCACTTACAGGAAGTGAAATGTCACCTGCCGATTACGCGGCGATTTCTGGAAACAATAACGGCGTGTTTGGAAACAACGACGGAATTTTCTGGCTGTTTATCCTGTTCATGTTCTTTGGTGCTAACGGCTGGGGCAACGGTAGTTACGGCAATGCCGGTGGAGTAGGTGGCGAGATCCAGAGAGGTTTCGACCAGCAGGCAATTATGGGCGGCTTCAACAATCTCGGCGCACAGATGAGCGCTATGCAGATGCAGCAGCAGAATTGCTGTTGTGACACCCGTCAGGCCGTGAGCAATCTCCAGTACGCCGTAGGCAACGAAGGAGCTGCTACCAGACAGGCCATTGGTGACGTACGTTACTCCGTTGCATCTGAGGCTTGTGCTGACAGACAGGCCGTATCCGAGGGTGTAAGAGATATTATTGCTAACCAGACGGCCGGTATCCAGACTATCCTCGACAAGCTCTGCCAGCAGGAAATTGATGCTCTGAAGACCCAGAATGCAAACCTTCAGACACAGATCAATTTGGCTAATCTGCAGGCTTCCCAGACCGCACAGACGGCTCGTATTCTGCAGGACAATGCTGCTCAGACAGTAGCACTTGAGCAGTATCTTAATCCGGCACCGGTTCCGGCTTACGTAGTACAGAATCCGAATTGCTGCTCTCAGAACTTCGGTTGTGGCTGCGGCACATTCTAAGGAGGACACGTCATGGCAGAGTTTACTTATAATCCAGTGCAGGAAGTAGCAGCAGGCGGTGCTGTTGTTCTTAACAACACTATCCCCTGCAACAAAGGTTACGTCCTGCACAGAAACGAATTTGGAGTTGTAACTCTTAGAGGTGTCACTAACGGTTGCTCAAGATTCGCCAGGTATCAGGTTTTCTTTGATGCGAATATCGCAGTTCCGACAGGAGGCACAGCAGGCCCGATCTCTGTATCGCTGGCCATTGACGGCGAAGCGCTTCCGACGTCGAATGCGATCGTCACGCCCACAGTTGCAGATGCCTATTTCAATGTTAGTTCAGTTGGTATTATTGACGTTCCGTCAGGTTGCTGCGTACAGATCGCAGTAGAAAACACCTCTGATCAGGCAATAAACGTTCAAAATGCCAATCTTTTGGTTACGAGAATTGCTTAAAGGAGGATAAAAGACGATGTACATCACAGAAGAGAATAAATCTAAAACCGTGGAACACCTTAACAAAGAACTTTCCAAAATCCTTGAGGAGAAAGAGCTCTCCAAGGATACGCTTCATTGTGTTTATGAGATAGTAGATGTCCTCAAAGACCTTTCCGAGATCGACGAGAAGGAGATGGAGGTCGGCGGATACAGCCAGGGCATGAGATACGACCATCGTATGATGCCTCGCAACTCATACGACAACTATCGCAACAACGGCTATGGTAATTCCTATAACAGTTACGGTTCAGATCCCATGATGGATCAGTGGATGAGTCAGGCCACTAATGAACACGAAAGAGCACTCGTTCGGCAGATTTTAGCAAGCAGATAAGGAGATGACTCTATGAACTGGACTACTGTACTTGTTGCGCTTATAACCTTTTTCGGATCGGCGGGTTTGTGGACTTATATAGACCATAAGCAGCAGAGACGAGCTGACAAGGAATCACAGAATAACGAAATATTAAAAGAGCTCAAGGGAATCAAAGAAGACATTGCCGGCATAAAATCACAGATGGCTGAGAACGAAGCTAAGACGAGGCGAATAAGGATCTTGAGATTTGCCGATGAAGTTTTTACCGGGAGGGAGCACACGAAGGATGCCTTCGACCAGACGATGAGCGACATAACGGACTACGAGCTTTATTGCACGGAACATCCGGACTTCAAGAACAACCAGACTGTCGAGACGATAAAGTTTCTTAATCGGGTTTACACGGAACGTATGGAAAAGAAAGACTTCTTAAGCTACAAGCCTCAGAAAGTCAAGTCTGCAAGCTAGAAAGGAGAGAACTATGGAAATTTTAGGAGTAGCCGGCGTAGCAGCAATATCAATTATTTGTTATCTGATCGGTATGGCGCTCAAGGCATGGGAAGGTTTTGACGATCGTAAGATCCCGGTGATCATGGGCGTAGCGGGCGCTGTTCTCGGTGTGGTGGCCTACTTTTGTGCTCCTAATATCATCCCTGCTGAGGACTTTATTACTGCTCTTGCGATTGGCATTGTGAGCGGCTTAGGCGCTACTGGCATCAATCAGATCTACAAACAGACAGGTAAGGAGGAGTAACTTCAAAATGAAATACTCTGATAGCAACAAACCGCTTGTATGCATGATGACGAATAGCACATGCTACAAGCAGACCAGAACATTTAACCCGAAAGGCATTCTCTGGCATTGCACCGGGGCGAATAATCCAAACCTCTGGCGGTATGTGCAGCCATCAGAGAATGATCCAAATTACTCAAGCCTTATTGCTAAGATAGGAAGAAATCCCGTTGGTACAGACTGGAACCACATGTATGTGGAAGCCGGTCTTAATTTTTGGATTGGCAAGCTCGCAGATGGGTCAGTTGCAGCCGTGCAGACAATGCCGTGGAATTACCGTCCTTGGGGTTGCGGATCAGGTCCTAAGGGATCATGTAATGACACCCACATCCAGTTTGAGATTTGTGAAGATTCCCTCTCTGATAAGACGTATTTCGAAGCTTGTTACAAAGAAGCTTGTGAAATGACAGCTTATCTTTGTAAGATGTACGGCATAAATCCGCATGGTTCGGTGATATGTGGAGGCGCAACAGTCCCGACAATTCTCTGTCACAAGGATTCCTGTGATTACGGTGTCGGATCAGCTCACGGAGATGTCTACAACTGGTTTAACAATTTCGGAAGGACGATGGATGATGTCCGTAATGACGTATCCAAACTTCTTGCCGGACTGGAGAGCACGCCTCATACAGAGCCGGCTTCCGCTACATCTCCTGAAGCCTTTATCGAGAAGATCGCTCCAATCGTACAGAAGATTGCTCCAAAATACGGTATCGACTGTCCGTCTGCTGTCATCGCTCAGGCTTGTCTTGAGTCCGCTTATGGTACCAGCAACAAAGCTAAGTATCATAACTATTTCGGTCTCAAATACAGAGAAGGCCGAGTGTCATGCAATAACGGAGCGTTCACAGACAGCTCATCTGAACAGACCAGCGGTGGCCAGTATTTCGGTATTGTAACGAATTGGTACGCATTTGACTCAATGGAAAAGGGCGTTGAGGGGTATTTCCAGTTCATCAACGTCCCAAATTACTCGAACCTCAAAGGCATTTCCGATCCGACAATCTATCTGTCGAGAATCAGAGCGGATGGATTTGCCACATCCCTGATGTACGTGAGCAATGTAATGAACGTCGTGAAGAAGTACAACCTGACTCGCTTCGACACGGCCGCTCAGGTGACAACAGGAGAGGTTCGTCCCAAAATAACTTATGCCGTGAAGACAGCTTCAGGAATCAAGCCTGATGTGAAAGACGGTCAGGCGACCGGAGGAGAAGAAATAGTAGGTATCAAGATCGGTGTTGACATAGGCGAAGTCGAATACCGCGTTCACTGCGAGGGCGACTGGCTCCCGACTGTGACAGGTTGTGATTGGACCGACTTCGAGAACGGCTATGCTGGGGACGACGTAACCCCCATCGACGCCATTCAGATCTATTACATCTCTGATCCTGCTAAGACACCGCTGTATGAGGCTGTGTATGCTGTAAAACTTGCCGGCGATGACGTGTATTTGCCTGACGTATATGACACCGACTGGGAAGAAGATGACGGCGACAACACAGCAGGGTTGTTCGGTGAGCCGTTTACTGAGATCAAAATTTCACTGAAAAAATGTTGAGTGACATGTTTATCCACTATGACCCAAATCCCAGATGGACTGGGCGTGCGGGAGACTGCGTGATAAGAGCCTTGACTCTTGCTGTCGGTAAGAGTTGGGAGGAAGTCTATCTCGAACTCTCCATGCTCGGCTTCAGGCTGGGAGATATGATGAGCGCTAATCACGTATGGGGCGAGTATCTGCGAGGGTACGGCTACAGAGTGCGTCCTCTGCCTGATACCTGCCCTGTGTGTTACACGGTAAGGGATTTTGCTGCGGAGCATCCTTCGGGGACGTATGTTCTTGCGACGGGCTCACACGCAGTAACAGTAATGAACGGAGATTACTACGATACGAGTGACACCGGGAACGAGGTGCCGCTTTTTTACTATTCGCGAACTTAGCAACAGCACTTAAGGAAAGGAGACCAAAATGCCAATCAATCCATACGGAGGAAGTTATACAGGTTATATACCAAACACCGCATATCCAGTTAGTCAGATGCCGGTCCAGCAACCCCAAAATAACTCGGTTATGATGGTGCTGGTCAACGGGGAAGAAGAAGCACGGAATTATCCGGTAGGACCTGGAGGAAGTCTGTTCCTCATGGATTCGAGTAATTGCAGGTTCTACACGAAATCCGTCGACTTCTCGGGTATAGCAACGTTCAAATGCTACGAGTTTGCAGAACGAGGATCCGAAAATTCCCCGGGGAGTGAATTTGTGACTCGGGAGGAGTTCGAGAAGCTCAAAGCTCAGGTATACAGGAGGAAGACAAATGAGCAACCCGTTAAGTAGTATGTTTGGCAACGGCGGTAACGCTTTTCCTAATAATCCGATGGGAAACGCCATGAATATGATGGCTCAGTTCAACCAGTTTCGTCAGAACTTTCAGGGTGACCCAAAACAAGCGGTCATGAACCTCCTGCAGTCCGGTCAGATGAGTCAGCAGCAGTTTAACCAGCTATCCCAGATGGCTCAGATGTTCCAAAATAGAAGATAAGACAATAAGGAGATAGATGAATGTCAATTTTTATAAAACCTAGCGTCTTTAAAGCGAGAGACGACGAAGATGAATTTAGAGGTGTAGATGTTCTTGCTGAGACTTCTGTACAAGGATATCTGGAAGCGATTGAGGAAAAAGGAGAGGAGACCATTGATTCTATACCGGACGACTATACGAGTTTGGTGAATGAAGTTGCTGATGTAAAGGGCGATATTATCTATGGTGTCATGCCATATAATTGCGTAGACTTGCTATTTTTAAGTAATGTTATGGCGAATGGGACACACAAAGGAATTACATACGCATTTTCTGGTGCGTCATGTACAGTTAGTGGAACGTCAACAACATCAAAATCATTTAGAAATGTATATGCAAACAAAACAGCGTTGCCTGCTGGTATTGTTGCTGGCAATAAGTATAATTTTAATTACACCACACCGGATACCAATGTTAGACTTGCAGTTATTTTTTATGATTCCGATGGTTCTGAAATCACACCAAATAATTATTTGACATCAAGCAGGACAATAACTGTTCCAAGTAATGCGGTTGGCATGGTTGCAAGAATTGATATACCAAGTGACAAAACAGTAAATGCAACAGTTAGTTTTTCAGTAGTATCAACATTAAGCAATAGTGAACTTGTTGATTATATTGAAACGGAATCCGATAATTTAACATCAGAGATAAATAAAAGGATCTATGCCAAAAATCCAACACCATACGTTGTAGATTCCAGTTTAGCATTAAGTAGTATACTTGAAGATGGATACTATGTTATTTCCGATAACTGGACTGTGACGGATGCTCCAACAGGATTGACCGTGACAGGTTTAACTGTTGAGAGGTTCAGCACATATAACCAAAGCGGATTTGTCAAACAAATTGTAGAAGATTTAATACATCCTACAACGACAAAGCGCTATTATAGATTTTCAAACAATAGCGGCTCTGCGTGGAGTGAATGGATTGAACTGGGTGGTGATAATCATACAAACGAATACGTTTTTAATGAGTATCAACAAACGGTAGAGCTTTCAGCATCACCGCAAATCACGGCAGATACAAACAACTACCTTGCCCCTACTGGTGATACAACAGATAGAACTGCAGATATTATTGCGATGCTTACATCAAGCAAGGTTTGCAGACTTGGCACTGGTGATTATTACATCAACGGTCTACAAATGCCTGATAATTCAGCTATTATTGGAAGCGGTAGTGGCACAAAAATACATCTATCAGGCACTGCTGATGGGTATGCCATAAAACCCGGAAGCTACTGCACCTTGAGCGACTTTACGTTGATGGGATCGAGTAGTGGTCTTACATTCGGGGATACAATAGGTGGAAGACACGGAATTTTATGGCAAGGTAATTACACTGAAAACCGGGCAGCACCGTTTATGTGTATCATGAGCAACTTATATATTCGTGATTTCTCTGGTGGAGGTATTACTTGCTATGACACTGGTTATGGAACTTTAAACGCAATAGAAGCAACAAATATCGTCATCTTAGGCTGTTGGGCTGGGTTGAATATCTCATACTGGTCTGAGTTTCATAAATTTACAAACGTCAGATGTTATAGTTGTCGTGTTGGATGCGTTAACAATGGTGGCAATAACATTTTTGTAAACTGTGATTTTTCCTCAAGCAAAGAAATTGGAATGCTTATGGATAATTCACAGAGCCAAAGTCCGAACAATTCACACGGTTCATGTATTGGTTGCGTCTTTAATCACACGGGATCAGGTGGAACGGCAAATTCCGGTGTAGGCATTAAAATGCTTAACTGTGACAATGGTTTTATCTTTTCTGGTTGCCAGATTTTCTTTAGTAAAATTGACGTCGAAGATTCTGACGGCGTTGTATTTAGTGACTGTAATATCGGGAAAGATAATTGTAACATTATTGTTAACGGTGGTGGTGTTGTGCTGTTTACTGGCAATATGCACCAAGGCGTTCCATCATCTGGTACATGGATAAGCGTTAGTAATAACCAGAATGTGCATTTCGTGAACTGCTACGTTAAAAGCACTGGTGCGAGTGTGCAACCAACTTAAAGGGAATTTTTTATGCGTATTTATGTACCGACTAACATATGAATGTACTATCTGATGCATGAATACACCATATTATTTATCGAGGTAAAACGATATGCAATCTAACACAGTATGGATCGTAACATATTGGGATAATGGTGATGAACCAGTTGTCTCACCGTTTAATAACGAAGATGCCGCAAGGAAGTGTTATGAATATTTTAAGACTTGTCATGACGGGTGCTGCATTGATAAATGTGACATATTTAGTAATTTTTCACTTACTTAAAGGGAACTTTACCACAAATACTTAGTCACATGTAACCAAAATAGGAGGTAACACCCCAGTGAAAATACTTATAGCTGTACCAACCTTCGAGACGATAACGCCTGAGTGCTTTAGCTCGATATTCGATCTCGACAGGGACGGTATGGACGTCGATTTCGTATCTGTGAAAGGCTATGACTGTGCGATCGCACGTAACAAGATCGTTGAAAAGTCGTTGAAAGGTCAGTACGATTACACTCTGATGGTGGACTCAGATATCGTCCTGCCAAAATCCACACTTAAAACTCTTCTAGCGGATCCGGCTCCTATAATCCTTGGACTGTATCCGAAGAAGCTTACCACAACTCATGAGACGAACGTCTTCAAAGATACAGGACAGGATTACAAAGTACGTTTCACCTACGACGAGCTGCCTGAGGAACCACGGTTCCAGGTAAAGGGTGGAGGGTTCGGCTGTACGCTGATCCACCGAGATGTCTTAAGGGATTCGCGTTACCCATATTTCCAATATGTCGTATACGAGTACGGCGCCTTCTTATCGGAAGATCTGTATTTCTGCACGAAGGCGAGAGAGCTGGGTTACACCATCTGGGCTGATTCCCGGATTAGATGCGGACACTCAGTTAGAGTGACCAAGTACGATTAAGACTTGGGGGTGGATGACAAGTGAAAATTTTGATAGCTACTCCTGTAGTCTTCGAGTACGTACCAGACGAAGTGATAGACGCAATTAAGAACCTGAGTGTTGGATCGCTTGATATCACGTATGAAATCTTGAACGGTCATAACCGAGCAGAGGCTCGTAATGCAATCGTACGATCCGCTCTAACAGGGTCTTATGACTATGTTCTTATGGTGGACTCGGATACCGTGATACCAGAAAACACACTCAAGACCTTCTTATCTGATCCGGCTCCTATCATACTTGGTATGAACCCTAGAGGGAACGATACAAATATTTACAAACCGTCAGACGGTTTTAAAGATAAATATTACTTGGATAAAATCCCGGATGGGCGTTTCCCAATAGGCGGAGGAATGTTTAGCTGTGCTCTCATCCACACCGATGTCTTCAAGCATCTACTCGAGCCATATTTCGAGTGGTACTTCTACGAATACGGTGGATTTTATCCTGATGATCTGTACTTCTGTCTCAAAGCAAAAAGAGCCGGATACACCATCTGGGCTGATTCGAGAATTAGATGTGAGCACTTAGTAAGATTTATTAACTCCGTCTAACTTGCAAACAATTTGTAGATTACTTGTATAACTAGCCACAAAGGACCGCATAAATACTGGGTTTTCAGTTCCTGTACCGAAAACTGGGAATATCATGTAGGTGGGAACTTGTCCAGTATTTATGCGTATCTTAGACGTTGTTAGAAGTAGTAAAAATGGTCTTAAGGCGGTCTACTTGCATACTAATTGCACACCATTTGCATACCGCCTATAAGGTTATCTTCTCGAGTTCGGTTCTTAACGACTCGATATCTCGCTCTGTGTAGACGGCCTCGGTGATATCACCGATAGCATGACCATCGTACGATCGTACGATCGCACGATGTTTGGGTATTATGTGCGTAAGTTCTACTGGCTGCTTGATAAGAGGAAGGGCGTGTAACGCAAAAAATTCATCTCCTATGGTAGAAAAGGAGGTATAAGAAATGTTAACAGTTGAGTATTTGAAGAACAACGTAAGCAAAGACGATCTTTGGATTTATATGGAATTCTTGAAAGATGATATAAGCGAGTTGAAACTTCGTTTAAGAAATCTTCAGGACAAAAATGCGATCCCGAGAGACGATGTAGCAATAGCGTTGACGAAACAAAAACTCTTTCGTAAACAAGCAGAACTTACCAAATTTCAAACAGCATATGAAGGCTCTTAACAGGGCCTTTTTCTTTTTCGCAAAAAATTCACCTCCTATGGTAGAAAAGGAGGTATGAGAAATGGGATATGATTACTATTACACCAAAACGTTACGTCGTTTTATAAGAAGAGAGATGAAAAAAGTCATGATGTGGAAGAGAAAAAACGAACCACAAAGTTTGTATGAGGACATCATCTTTAAATGTAACAATAATAGCCAAAGGCGTATAGGTCTAAAACCCATTCGAAGACGGACTTTGAAACGACTTAAAGGCTCTTAACAGGGCCTTTTCTTTTTTTTTTTTTTGCAATTTTTTCCACTCCTATAGTGAAACTATTTATTAAGTCTTGAAAGGAGACAAGGTATGACGACAACATTAGATATGTTAGGTGAACAGTTTGAAGCATTAAATGAAGCACTGAGAAGTGTTGAACCCGGTTCACGAGAGTATCATGAGATTGCTAAAGATCTTGAGTTGGTACAGTCACTTATCTTAAAAGAGCAGAAGGCGGAAACCGAGAACGAATTCCGGAACGTCCAGGAGGACAGAGCCGAAAGGCAGCTGGCCCTTGAGGAAGAGAAGGAAGAACGTTTGAGGGAGGAAGCTAAGAAGCCCTTTTTGAAGAGGATTGATCCAAACACGATTATGAGCGGTATCTTTACTATCGTAACTACGTTCGCAATTCTCGACTTTGAGAAACTTGGAAACATCACCAGCAAAGCGATGAGCTTTGTACCGAAACCCAAATTCAAGTAAATAATAGGTTTACATTGGACGAGGCGGTGTTTTATACATCGCCTTTAATTTTTGGCGCAAAAAATTCTACTGCTATAGTGAAAACCAATTTACATTTTCTAAGGAGGATTATATGACTAAATTTGACAAATGTTGGAATGGTGTTATGGATAATTTATTTATTATAGAGAAAGTCTTATCCGAGCAATATGTAGCCATTAAATGGTCTATAAAAGGACCCTGGTTAGGCATGAGTAACGAAGAAGCCATAACAAAAGGAGTACACGAATGTAAAGAAAAGAATATTAAGATACTTAAGAAATATTGTAAATTAATTAGGTTATAAGAAAGAAGAGGGGGTCTCAGAGAAATCTGAGGCTCTTTCTTTTTGCTTCATTACTTTACTATACTGATAACTTTCAGATCTTTCCCCAATTCGATTGACATTTAGATGGAAGTCTATATACTCATACTTACACGCAGACCACGCTTTTACAAAAGGAGGGATTAGTATGAGTGGTATGAGATGTCCTGACTGTGGTGGTAAGATGAGGATGGAAGGCGACATGTGGGTTTGTACAAGATGTGACACAGCAATATCTACAAGTTTTGATGAAGATCCGGACTACAACGACATGCCTGAAGGCTGTGCTGCTTGCGGAGGTAACTGGCCGGATTGTGAGAGCAGCTGTCCGATGTTTGACGATTGATACGGGATCTTGCAGGATGCAAAAAATTCTTTTCCTATAATGATAACCCAAAATAGACATTATAGGAGGATTTTATGATGAATTTAAAAGCTGGATTAATGTGGACTCTAGGATGCATGTTGGCCAAGGACGTATACGAGATCATATACGAAGTGACATGTAGACAAGTATATAAGCACTATGGCAACAAGATAGAAGCCTGGAGATCTGAATGGTACAGTGAAACCAGACATGAAAATTCTGACAAAATAATAGGGTTCAGAGCATAAGGAAAAGAGGTCGAGATACATTCTCGGCCTCAATTTTTTCCACTCCTATAATGAACTAATAAGTATATTATAGGAGGTATTACTATGGCGATTATTATGGCAATTTATGAGTATTGGATGATGTTACATGATGTAGCTATTAGATGGTTCACAGAATGCCCTGTGGCATATATGATACACGGTATCACATGTATGCTGGCAGGCTTCATCCTGTGGGAGGTCTATAACTACATCAGGATTAATATCAATATTCGAAAAACATTAAAAGAGTTGAAAGAAAAATACAACTAAATATTACTTAAAGGAGGCGAAGAGCCCTTAAGAAGAAATTCTTGGGGCTCTCAAATTTTTCCACTCCTATAATGAAACGATGAGATTTTATGAATAGGAGGTTAACTATGGAAGGTTTAGCATTGGTAAACGTTATTTATAAAGATTGGAATCCATTCAGAAATAAAATTTATGTTTGGCTTTATAAGCACAAATGGATCCGCGAACTCGATCATGAAGATTTGTTTGACGAGAAAACTGGAGAACGGGTCGGAGGCATTGCACTTATAAAAGGAAACAAGTTTCTGGTGAAAATGATATCTTTCTTAACGGAGTACCGTTTTTCAAAGAATTGCCCGTTAGTTACAGTAAAAGACTTTAAAATCGAATCTATTAAGAAATAAGGCGAAGAGCCCTGAGAAGAAATTCTTGGGGCTTTTTTTATTTTCTGCCGTAAAAACGGAAAGGGGACAATTATGAACTACATTCACTACGGTCATGAGAGCTTTGATCCGGCTTATATGCTAAGTACCATGAATCCCGCTTATAAATACCGCAGAAAAGACAAGCCTCACGGTCTCTGGGCCAGTCCTGTTGATTGCGAGCTTTCTTGGAAAGAGTGGTGCGAGAACGAGGACTTTCATACGGACACTTTGGATAAAAGCTTTACGTTTAGTCTTTCTCCTGATGCCAGAGTGCTGCATGTTAAGCATCTTCGCGACATCGAGCCGTTTGTACGTTATGAAGATTCGATCTCAGGTCTGTCGTGGTCTTATCCGATGCTTCACTTAAACGCTATATACGACAAGTACGACGCTATGGAAGTCCACATGTCCAAGCACTGGAATGAATTACACGATTCTTCGCTTTTCTATGCGTGGGATGTAGACAGCATCGTTGTGTGGAATCCCGACGTGATTAATCAGCAATAATTTCCTGTCCTATAGTGAAACGTAAACGCAGAATCTTAAAGGAGGAAACTATGAATCAGATTAAGAAAGACGCTAAACGTTACGCAAAGGCAAAGATGAATTATGGAGACGGAGCAGGTATAGCTCGTAGGCATTCGAATGCTGAACTTGAGAAGAAGCTTGCTGATCCGGCATACGCAGCAGCTTTTGAAGCAGAGCTTGCGAAGATTGACATGGAAAGCGTGGTACGAGAGATCAAAACCAAAAACAACGCGAAGGCCGTTGCCGGCGGATTTAAGAAAGGTATTAAAACCGTTGCGAAGGTGGGAACCGTAGCAGCAGGAGCATATACTTTCTATGCCGCCAATCAGGAAGGCATCGATCGGATTGTTAACGGTGTAAAGGTCAAAGTATCTAACGTGATCAATCGACACAAGTATAAGAAGCAGATAAAGCCGGTTAACATGACGGATGCACAGAAAGCAGAAGAATATCTCAAAAGTGTAGGCATTGACTATCACTACGAGTAATATTTGGCGAAGGCTAGGAGAAATCTTAGCCTTTGTGTTTTTAGTTTCGAACGAAGTGAGAAGCTCTCGCATCATCGAGTAGGAAAGGAGACCGCCAAAATGAAAATGTATGAATACGTAATTGTTCCGCCTAGTCCTTATCGTAAGGAACCCTGTCCCGGGATTTACATTGGTAAAAGGCCGAGATCGCAAGCTAAAGAAGAAATGATACTGCTGCGCGATAAAAACGATCCTAAGACTTTTGTATTGCGCTTGATGAGGGAAAGCGAATTCAAGATGGTGTATGATACGGGATTCAATGCGGAAGATCAAATAAAAGATATCGACACATGGTTTAAAAAAGTAATGAAGTTGTATGAAGAAAGGAGCCAAAATGAACGCGGAAATGGATCATTTGATCAGGCAGCTGAAGGAGACGAATGAGAGATTAAGGAAGATCTCGAACGAACTGCACCAGATGAACATCACATTGGAGAGATACCGGCTTAGTAAGGAGAGCCAAAATAATTCTATTCCGGATCTCGAAAGCTACTTTGAAGACGATCTTAAATAATAGGAGGAAAACACTATGATTACTATTGCTACTCTCGAAACTACAGGTTGGATTCCGGCGATTTGCAGTATGAGAAACCCGAAGAACTCCTGGTCCAAAAATGACTCGGTGATGGATGTAAACGGTCACTGGAAAATGGGCGAGAATGACATGAAGCTGGCCTTGTCTCTGGCAAAAGGCGGACCCGTGCATGCCAAGTACAGACGGATGATTAATGTCTACGCCGATATCACGGCTCCGCTGTACTGGTGGAAAGAATTCGATACGTACAAGGTTGGTACGGTGGCAAATTCGTGCTCGACCATGCATAAGATTGCGGATAAGGAATTCGAGCTTGACGATTTCAGTTATGAGCATTTGTTCACCCACGTAGATGAAGATCTCTGCATGTGGACTATCGACATTGACGGTAATGAGTATATGTATACATCTTTAGGCTTCCTCGAGATGACAATAAAAGTGTTAAACAAATGCCGCAACAGATATCTCGAAACCAAAGACAAAAAATACTGGTGGCAGATGATCCAGCTCCTCCCAAGTTCTTACAACCAAAAGCGCACAGTCATGCTCTCATACGAGGTCCTGCATAATATCTACTTCTCACGCAAGGACCATAAGCTCGACGAGTGGCATCACTTCTGTGACTGGATCGAGACGCTGCCTTATTCAGAGCTTATTACACAGAAGGAGAGCGGCATAGAATGAGATTCAAGATAACCTGTTGTAAGGACTGCTCCGAGCGTCATCTGGCTTGTCATGGCACATGTCCAAAATACTTAAAAGAAAAGGAAGTAAATTACCAGGAAAGCCAGAAGATATACGAAGCCAGAAAAGATGCCAAAATGAAAGACGATGCACATTATCAGGCAGTAAGCCATACTAAAAGACGAATCGGCATGAAATAGTTTCGAACGTAAGTGAGGGACTCTAGCGTCTAGCGGTCGCAAAATTTTCCACTCCTATAATGAAACGGAAAGGTATAGATCACATAATTATAGGAGGTATTGTGATGTATAACCAGACGAGAGAAGAGAGAACTGAACAGGTTATTACCCGTTATGAGTGGGTTATGGATAGAGAAGGCTTCTTGGTGAGACGCGACATGGAAGTAGATTCTATGAAGGCGGAACCAAAAGGCCATCTTCGATAACACACAAATCGAGAGTCCTAATCAAGGGCTCTCTTCTTTTGTCTCGTCTATTTTTAGGAGGTGGATATGATCGGTATTGTATTTTGTTTGTTAATGAATTTTGTATTACTCTTTAACGTCTCGTATGGGGCAGATCATCCGGTGATTTATATGGTTTGTTTGCTGCTCGTTAACCTGTTGCTTACTGTATCGTTTTATTCATTAAAGGAGGAAGACTATGACGAAGTACATTAGCTGCGAAGTGTGTGACAGACGAAAAGGCCAACTCTTTGCCGTGAAAGACAAGAACGGGAAGCACTACGTATGCAAGGATTGCCTGCTCAAAGTGAGGGATAAATACCAAAATAAACCGCAATAATTTCCACTCATATAATGAAACGGAAATTAACTATAGGAGGAATACATTATGTTGAAGTTGTTGAAGTGGTTAGGTAAAGAAGTATTGCGGGCATTTTTGTGGGGAGTGCTCGGAGGTGCATTAACCCTGATGACTATTGGCATTCTGGACAAACTGGTTAATAAGTAAAGGAGAGAGCCCTTAAGAGAAATCTTAGGGGCTCTTATTTTTAGAACGAAGTGAAAAGCTCTCGCGTTAGCGAGTAACGGAAAGGAGACAAACATGATTTCTTTTGAACTCTATTTTAATGATCTAAATGAAGACGCACAGAAAAGGCTCTTAGAAGCTGTAGGAGCCAAAGACGCTTCTGAAATGAATTGGGATATCAATATTCTTCCGCTTGCAATGTTGGACTTTGAAGAGGAACCGGAATAAATCACGAAAACGGAAAGGAGACACGCTATGAAATTTAATCTCAAAGAACTCGTAAACAATTCCATTAAAGGAGCTATTGTTCTTGGCACTATCGTCCTTACAGCTTATGCGGAAGGTTTGGGCAGCAGACCGACAATTACTGCTAAAACTATGCCGTTCGCGTTGTCACCCGATGACATGGCAATCGCGGAACTTCTCAAAGCTGCAAAAGACTACTGGTCTGACTCAGACAAAATGTCCGCAGCACAGAAGATATACGAGATTGCTACCAAGTTCGATCAGAGCGACTATACAAAGACCGTTGCTATCTCGGCATTATCTCAGTTGAGGGACACTCTCTGGAGTGGTACTTCTAAAAGAACTATCACGGATCTCATTGTCGGTATTACACAGTAAGGAGGACGGAACTATGGCTGAGAAGTTTATGCGTTCCCTCGATTATTATGCTGGCGATGACGCTGAAAAAGCATTCGACGACCAGATCAGAGATACCATTATCGAAGAAGGCAACAAAGTCGACATGGCTCTGTACGTCCAAAATCAGGCAATCCTGAATCTGCTTCGCAAGCAGCGAGATATGCCAAAAGGCTATCCGATCCAGACCGGATATATGGGACTTGTTGATGGCGAGTATCGTCTCTTTGCAACTGAGAACGATTATCGCGAATTCATAGGAGGAATTGAGGAATGAATAGTCTTAACTGTTATGATAGCCGTCCGTGTTTTGCTAAGAACTGCTCGACCGGCAAATGCCGCATCCTGGTTCAGCACGAGGGCCTGTATCCGTACGCTGATGGTGTCTGTCCGTTCTGTAAACCGAGAAAAGAGTTTACAAACGGCAAATATTATCCCTACAACATCGCATACGCAAAATAACTCATGTTAACAATCCCGGCATCAATTAAATATAAAAAGACAAGGCACATCAATTTACCAAAATAAATTTCATTACAAGGAAGGAGGTTCCCCCTGATACAAGCTGCTTGACCAAAGCCAAAATAAAACAAATCCTCTCTGAGCCGGGCAGAGAGGTAGGAGGTGGAATGCCTCAAGGAAAGGAGATATTTATGCCAAATGTTAATATCAAACTTGTTTTTTCTGAAAGACTAAATAAGTTATGCGATATGCTTCCAAATTATCTAACAATCGAAGATATAGCAAAGGGCTGTGATATAGCAGAACCGACACTAAGGTCATACAAAACCGCCAGATCTCTACCAAATTATGACACGTTGCTTAAAATAGCAGACTACTTTAACGCTCCTTTAGATTATTTTTTCGGCAGGATCAATCTGCTAGAGGAACAGCAATATAAAGCCGACATGAGAACTGTTGTAGAGAAATCTTATGAGAAGTATCTTTCGACAAATCGTAATCAGAGAATGCCTAATCTCGTTTATTACGAGAATACCCCAGCAATGAATATTGCTCCTGTGTGGCCATATAATCTGCTTGATATGGTACAGAATGCTACCAAAATAGATGATGAGAGGACTTTAAATTATCCGCTTACGCCAGAACAAATGGAGGGCCTTGACTATGTCATTAACAGCTGTTTGACAGACAGAGAGCGGCTTTGCGTTTTATCATATTTCAAAGATGAATTTACTTTAGAGGAATGTGGCCGGCAGTTTGGCGTAGGAAGAGAACGGATCAGACAGATCACGGCTAAAGCGGTAAGGAAGATTCGTCATCCGAGCAGGTTTAATATTATCCGTTATGGACTGGTTGTACTCGAAACTAATTCTCAAAAGCAGCAGATATTAAAGCTTAAGGCCCAGCTTGATGCGGAGATCCTGGAACTTAATAAGAAGATCGCTGAAATCTCAGCTAAGAACGCCGTTAGCAAAGACGATATGATGGACGTTCTCGATATCACAGAGGAACAAGTCGAGGAAGCAAGACAGAACGTCTACAATACGCCGCTTATCGAGCTGGATCTGTCTGTCAGAAGTTATAACTGTCTCACCAGAGCTGGTTGCAGATCTATGGCTGATGTCATTCCCAAAATAGAGGACGACAGCATTATAAAGGTGAGAAACTTAGGACGTAGGTCAGTCAAGGAGATCGCTAATAAGTTACTTGATCTGGGATATCGTAGCGAGAAATGCCAGCAGTATGCGAGTTTGTGAGGTATAACACATGAAAAAGTTGGTATTGATGGATTTTGCCAAGCCGTCTAATGAGTTGTTTGATCATGAAAAGAATATTCAGGAAGCAATCGATCATGCCAATAGAAATCTATATGGACGCTTTGGCATACGGGTGACATTGCGAGATACGTTATTGTTCGGCTACTTGCTCGAAGTGGAATATCCGGATGAAGAAGAAATAAAAAACATAGGCATGAGATTAAAAGGAATCGGACAATACTTGTTGAATCATTATCCGGGGTATGAAAACAAAAAGGTAGGTACGAGGCTGTTTAGGTATACTGACGTGACTGAGAGGTTTTTGAGGAGGCAACAAAATGATTGAAGTTATTCGGACAGGCATGTGCAAGGATTGTACATATGTGGAACTAAGTGATTCTTCTAAACTTTTCGTAGGTAACGTTCCGGAAATATACATTCACTGTAAATATGAAAGATTTTGTGAAAGGGCATATAAGCTTGGACAAGAGGCAGACTTAGTCGACAGGTCATGACCATATAACAGAATATCGGAGAAACCAAAATGAAGCATAAATATGTGATCGAATTAGAAGAAGGATGGTATGTACTCCTCACTCCAGACGGACAGTATGCTCTTGATCTTAGTAACGGCGAGACAATAAACATGGAAGTGGGAGGACTCGGCACTATAAGAAAACTTGAGGAATATAAGGAGGAAGCCAAAATGATTCTGAGAGTAATTTGTAAATCTAGGACGGCTATTGAAGATGTTTTGGATAAAATCAATGAAATGTATCCTAATGCCGTATGGGGGAGCGGGCATAAACCTAAAGAATGGGTTCCTGTTATTGATGATGGTTGTTATATACAGATCAATCTTGAACGATTATTTGCGGACGATCGCGATTTAACAGTGTCTTACAATCACATTGAAAAATACGATAATGGCGCATCACTTAAAGCTTTCTACAAGAGGTATTATGACTGGCGATGGAATCATCGTAAAGATACCGATCAGTCCCAAAATGCCAAGTCCGATGCCGGTAAACCCAAATTAACCCTCGTGCCGCAGCAGATCATCTACGATATAGCTGAGGTGAGGGAGTATGGCAATGAGAAGTACGGCGACCCTGACAACTGGCGAACCGTAGAACCGGAGCGTTATCGCGACGCAGCATTCAGGCATTTCTTAAAGTATTTGTCTGATCCATATGGTGTGGACGAGGAGAGCGGTATAAGCCACTTGAAGCATTTGGCATGTAACATCGCGTTCCTTTGTGAGATGGAGAAAGGGGAGTATCCAAAATGATCGATACGATTATCGCTTTTACCCTCGGCTGCTTGGTCGGGGGTTTTCTTACAGTTGGAATATTAGCTTTGGTTTCAATAGATAAGGAGGATCTAAAATGATAATACTACTTGAAATCTTAGCTTGGCTGCTCATTATCATATCAGTCGGTGGTTTTATCTATAACGCATCGGGGCATTTTAAGAAGTTCTATCACGATGTCTTAGGCTGGCATCATCCGGCTAATAACGCCATTGTCAAGATCCACGGACCGATCGTGGAGTCGTATTGTGAGATATGCGGTAAACGCATCATACAAGATTCTCATGGGGATTGGTTCTAAAACGGAGGAAAATAATGGATCTTAAAAGTCTTTCCCTGGAAGAACTAACAGCGCTCGAAAAATCTATAAAAGCGGAAAAACACGCAAGAGAGGTGGCAACCAAAGAAGCTTTATCTTCGATTGCTTTGTTTTTTCACTCTTTCGATCCAGACGAACACTCCGAGGCCGCACTTGAAATGGCTAACAAAATGGACGGGGCCATTCTAGAAATATGTGATTTCACCCTCGGAAATTATGACATTAAGACTTTCTTTAGGAAGAACCAAGCAGAAAAGAAAAGGGCTCTACGAGGGGGAAGTCACATCCATAAAGTAGATTTCAATACTTATAAAGCCATGGTTGAGGAGCTGCGTGACGTGATCATGAAATACATTGTGCCGATTAAGAAAGAGGAGGCAGAATGACAGGACAGAATTCATAGGAAAAAACACCCTATGTGGGAAGAAACGCGATATAAGAGAACGGAATACAGAAAGGAGACCCAAAATGGATAAAGATTATGAAAAGCTGCTTGAAGACGTGGAAGATTATTTGATCGGAGCAAGAGATGACTCGGATGCTGTCCTGTTTCGAGTGAGGGACATGCTTAAACAGATGGTAGGAAGTGCTAAAGCGCATAATTTCAATCCTGGTGACATCGTGACAGATGGAGTAAGAACTCTCATACTTTTACGGAGAGATCCAGACCACCATCTTGTGATAGCGTATTCGGCGCTCCAAAATAATGTGTTGCTTATCACATCCACAGACCTTGTGCATTTTCACAAAGTCGGCCATATGGAACCTATCAAGATCACGATCCATAACGAGGAGGAGAATTGATATGAATGCATTCGATTATATCCGCAAGGAACTTAATAGAATAGAGCTTTGGTGTGTATCGGCCGAGGGGTCGAGCCCGGTATATAGCATGAACGATTTACGTATTCTGCTTGATAATATCCAAAACAATTACGAGAGGGAAGAAAAGAATGGATAAGCTGATGTTTCTTTACGGACTTGCTACGGGGGTAGCTGTCAGTTTTGTGTTTGCCTTCATAGGCCTGTGCGTGATGATTGTAAAAGTCGATCATAAGGCAGAGGAAGAAGAGAAAACGCAAAATTAACAACTACTATAATGAAACGGAGACGAGAGGTCTTGGGAGAAATCCCAGGGCCTTATATTTTTGAAAGGAGACACACGATGAAATTCAATCCCAAAATAGTAAAAGGCATCTTCACTTTAGGAGCGGTTGTCGGCGTTGCTGCTACAGGCTATCTGGCCGCTAAGAACGGAGAAGACATTGTTTTGGTAGAGGATCGCATTAAGGAAGAAATTGCTTTCTACGATAACAAGAAAGACAAGGCTGTGCACATAGTAAAGTCAACGCCTCGCATCCTCAGAGCTTCGTGGAAGCCGCTCGTGGCTATGGGTGCGACATATGCCTGCATGATCGCTTCACACAAGCTTACGGCAAAGCAGATCGCAGCACTTACGGCTACTTGTGCATACGTGACGAGGAATCGAAATTATCTTGAGCAAAAACTTAAAGAATATGTCTCTGACGAGGATCTTGCCAAAATAAGAAAGAGTTTTGCGGCAAGTGAAATTGTTAGGGAAAAGACGGTCTGGGGAGGACCAACCGTTGAGGTTAGTGCGTTTTGCATGGAAACGGAGGAAGACTCCGTCCTGTGTTACGAGGATTTCTTTGGCAGATGGTTTAGGTGTCCGAAAGATCACGTGCTTGAGGCCCAAAAACAATTAAAGCACTTGTATGATGATCCGTATTCCATATGTAGCTATAACGATTATTACGGGTTGCTCGGTATAACCATGACCAAATCCGGTAATATTTGGAGGTGGAAAAAAGACGAGCTTTCCGAACTCCACTTTACTAATACTATGCTCACGCCTCAGGAGTGGGGGGACTACGGGCCTGAAGGAGAATATCTTACGGAGCCAGTATACTTACTCGAGGTCGACACCTGGCCGTACCCTGATAGTACGAATGTGCAAAAAATTCCACTCCTATAATGAAACCCAAAAATGATTTATTTATAGGAGGAAACTGTATGTACTTTGGAATATTACTTATTGCATTCGGAATCATCTTCATACTTAAAGACATTAGAGGTTAAGGCGAGAGCCCTTAAGAGTATTCTTAGGGGCTCTTAGTTTTGTCCTCGAACAGAGTGAGTGGACGCCGAAGGCGGAAACGAACATAAGTGAGAGGCTGTGAGCATTAGCGAACTGAAAGGAGACATATGTTACCACCTGCAAGAGCAATTCAAAGGATACGTGTTGGTCAGGTCTTGAAGATGCCTGTTAACGGAGTTAAGAGAACATGCTTTGTAGATGCTATCTATCCGTTCTTCGTCAAGGCTTATTATGTTAATAAGGGACATACTGTCGATGTGATATTCAATCTTGGAGAACTTGTTATGGCTGGTTATGAACCGAAAGGAGCGGTACTTTGAACAAATTTATAAAAATCTTAAGTAAAAATCGTCCGGTTATTCTCACGATGTTGGGAGCAGCAGGTATGGTAGCGACAGCCGTACTTGCGTATAAAGCATATCCGGCAGTGACAGAAAAGTTGAATGAGAAGGCCGATGAGGTATACGAGAGCGAAGAACGGGATCAGCTTACCAAAATGGAAACTGCTAAGGTTTATGCCAAGGTTTTATGGCCGACTGTAACGCTCGGAGCTGTGTCTCTATCGATGATCGCTTTAGGACATAAAGATCAGATCAAGCGCACATCCGCACTCGCAACGGCTTATGCTCTATCGGAATCCACCTTAAAGGAATACCAAACTAAGGTTATCGAGGAAATTGGCGAAAAGAAGGAGCAGGCGATTCGTGATAAGGTTGCTGCTTCCAAAATGGAAAAAGTCGAACCGACTAAAGAGACAATAGTCCTGACAGACGACAACAAGCCTTGGATATTTGACTCAGTGACAGGGTGCTATTTCCGTATGAATTATGAGAAATACAAACGCATCATAGCTGAGGCAAATCTGTTGATGTTCAAACGGGATTTCCTATCGGTTGCGGATTTGTATGAGCTGCTTGAGGTAAACTTGCCGCCGTCAGGATCAGAGTTCCAGCTTCTTGGATGGTGTGCTAATGACGGAGACATTGAGATCTACACCACATCGGCTTTGCGGGATATTTGTAGTGAGACAGTTCCGTGTATGGTTGTTGAGTATAGGGTACGCCCAAAATACAACTATAATGTGTACGGACACTAATAAGTGGACGTGTGAAACCGGAACACTGATAAGTGGACGTGTGAAACCGGAACACTGATAAGGAGGAAATCAGATGATCTGTCCAAAATGTGATGCGAAGAACCTGGAATCTACTGGAAAACGAGTAAAAGAGGATCGTACGGATGAGTATTACAAGTGTCCGGTCTGCGGGTTGAGGTTTATTGTGCGCAGGCAGCCGCAAAAAATACAACCCATATAATGAAACCAATATATCTTAAAAGATAAAGGAGATAAACTATGGAAAACACAAACATGAATCAGACACCCGAAACTGTAGAAGAGAAGGTTGGTATCTTTACGAAGGTGAAAACCGGAATCAAATCTGTAGGAGATAAGATCCCGACACCGGTGAAGAAGGTATTGAAGATCGGTACGATTGTTGGAGGAGTCGTCATTACGACGGCTATTCTCGGCAAGCACGTCGATCTCGATACCGGAACCCCCGATGACGAGACCGAACCCGAAGAGGAAGAGAAGGAGGAAACCCCGTTCTGAGACGACATCAGACAGAAAGGAGGATTCAAAGTAACCCATAAACTCGATATTAAGAGATAAGGTGAAAGGCGTAGAGCCCTGGAGAAATCTGGGGCTTTATTATTTAGTCTCGAACGAAGTGAGAGGCTGTCGAAGACTGAAACGGAAAGGAGCCAAAATGAACGAACGGAGAATTATGAAATACCAACTAGCCAAGCTGACATTGCAGGGAGTCGTGTCGGTGGCTGTTACAGGTATTGTGGAGAGCTTGGGTGCTTTATTCCTCCCAAAATCGAATAAGAAAACGCGTGAAAAGCTAGCGAAAGTCGGACAGTACGTGGTCTCAGAGATCATATCAGGAGCGATAGGTTCGGTTGTTGATTCAGAGGTTGACGGGATCAAGGAGTATTACGATACCAAAATGAGTGAAGAAACTGAGGGCATGTCTGATACAGACTGTTGCAAAGGAACCGAGGAGGAAGAGGCATGACGATAGATATCAATTTCACCAGACTCATATGCATAATCTTGTTGATTCTTATAGGATACATCATCCGAGACATGAAGGAACGCTGGTTCGAAAAGCCCTCAGGTGAGCTCGTCGTGGATACGTCTGATCCTGAGACAGATAAATGGTTCTTAAAGTTATACGAACCGCCGGAATATGCGGCAAAGAAACACATAGTAAAAATGGAAGTAGTACATAGACCGTTAAAGGAGGACGAAGTAAATGGCGGTACGTGAAAACTGGCCGGATAACTCTGATGCCGGTAAGAACGCTGTAGAGATTAAAGAAAAATCCCTGGGGAAGAGAATCTCGGAAACATTTGTGGCAGAGGACGTAGAGTCGGTTGGCACATACATCGTAAAGGACGTGATCGTTCCATCTCTTAAAGATATTATCTTCAACTCGATAACTCAGAGTCTTGAGATGATCATCTTTGGAGGTAAAAGCAGCAATGTATCGAGATCTCGAAGTAATAGACCATACAACTCGATGTATAAAGGCGTATCATACAGCTCTGGTGGCAGATCCCTCTCATCTGATACAAAGGATATTGCTGAGATAAGCTTCTCGAGCAGACGTCTTGCGCAGGAAGTTCTTAACGAAATGCAGATCCTCATTGAGTCGGAATTCGCTGTGGTATCCATCTCAGACTACGTGGATATCGTCGAAAGGGTTCTGCGAGAGGCCGGCGAGGACTTATCAGGCTTTAAACCCAGCCGTAACTGGGCGTATGATACCAAATTCGGTTGGACTGACCTGGCTGGTGTGAGGCCTCAGTTAACCCGCGGGGGACGGTACATACTGACTCTGCCGAAAGCGACGAGGTTAGAGTGATGAAGAAGCGAGTAATTCTTATTCTCGAGGTTGAATCGGATGATGAAGTCAACATGAAGGACGAATTTATAAGGCACGACCTCGAAGGGGAGATAAATTGTTGTTCTAACTTCTATGAAATCAGCACATTTGGCACTTTAGAGATAGATGAAAACGAAAAAGGAGAAAAATTAGCATGAAATCGAACATTTTTACCAAAACATTCGCAAAAACTAAGGAAAAATCGCCTGAAATCCTCATTGCAGTGGGCGTTGTTGGCATCATCGTAGCCACTGTTAAGGCTTGTAAGGCCTCCACGAAGCTTCCTGAGGTACTTGACGAGCATAAAACTGAGGTAGAAGATATCAAATCCCAAAATATGGTGGTCTCAGAAGAGCGAAAAGAGCTTGCTAACCGGTATGGCAAGACCGCATGGGAGCTTTTCAGGATGTATGCACCCTCTGCAGTGATCGGTGGAGCGTCTATTTGCCTGATTTTCAAGGGTCATGGTATTCTGCGGCAGCGGTATATCAGTCTTGCGACCACTTATGGCCTGCTTGAGAAGAGTTATGGCACGTATCGTAAGCGTGTTGTGGACGAATTAGGCGAGAAAATGGACGAACATTTCATGTATGGCGTAACAGAGACTGAAGCGGACGTTGTGGAAACGACTAAAGGAGGGAAACAGAAGATCGTTCGCAAAAATATTGATATGATTCGGATCGATGGTGACGAAGTATCAATTCCTGACTGGTCCGTTTCGCCTTATGCAAGGGTTTTTAGCCCAAAATCAAGCCAGTGGGTAAACGGATCGTTCGATTTGAGCATGAGATATGCTCGTCAGTATGAGTCTTACGCCAATAGCATAATTGTTGCAAGACCGGAAAAGCCCCTTTACCTCGAAGAAGTGTACGATTGGTTTGACTTTGAGGCTACGGAAGCATCTCACGATGTCGGTTGGAGGTTCGATCCTGACGCAATCAACCCTCGTAATCAGGTGAAATTCTGTATTACAGAAACTTGGGCAGAGATCGACGGCGAGGTACAGAGAGTGATTTTGATGGATTTCAACTGCTCGGATGTCCATTCCGGAGCTTATCGAAGGAAAATTTGACCGATTTTACGCCTTTAAGACCCCAAAATGAGGGTTTTAAGGGCGTATTACACACTATTTTGTTGTATAAAGGGTGACCAAAAATGGAAAAATTAGCTGTTTACACAGGTACTCGAAACATATACAGTGACATGATTATGTCTGCGAGGAGCCTTATAGAGAATTCAGACGTAGATCGTGTGCTGTTTTTGACTGAAGACGACGAAATTACGGGTTTGCCGGAGAAATGTGAGGTGCGGAACGTACGTTTTCAGCCATATTTCAGGAATGATGGGCCTAACAGCAAGACAAAATTCACTTATATGGCGATGATGAGGGCGGCTTTGGCCCTCGAACTCCCGGAAAACAACATAGTTGTGTCATTGGACTCGGATTTGGTGGTCGTAAAGCCTATTGGATCCTATTTTTGGGACTTACCGCTTGGTGATAACTACTATTTTGCTGCTGCGAGGGAGCCACACAGGTCTAAGGACGGTAAAATTTACTGTAATATTGGCGTTTGTGTCCAAAATCTGGCACTTATGAGGCGTAAAAACAAGCCATGGCAGTATATTGACGCGCTGAACACCGGTTTTTACCCGTATGTCGACCAGGATGTCATGAATTATATGTCTGATAATCTGATCTATGAGATCTCAGGCGACTACAATGCCTGCGATTGGACTGTTCACGGCCCTGATCCCAAAATAATTCACTTCGCAGGGATCAAAAGGGAGAATTGGATACACGAAAATGTTGTACAGAAATGGAGAAAATGATGAAATCTAACACTATTTTGTTGTGTATCGGGGCCTTTGGCCTCGGCTTCGGGACGTGCTATCTGGCTCTTAGAGAACGGTTTGACAGGCGTTTGGACGCCCAAATTGACGCTATAAATCAGGCTTTTGACCGCGAAATGGGCGAATTAGGGCTTGAGAAAACTACTGATGCGCCTGCAAAAAGTACAGATAGTAAGATTTTTAGATCAGAGATAAAAAAGCATAATTATGACTCGTATTTCACCCCAAAATCAGAGGAAAAAGTGCCCTCTGAAGCGACTGAATCACCCAAAGAAGGAGGTATTGTGGAGCCTTATATCATCAACGCAAGCCAGTTTGCGACCGATAGAACGCTGGATAAAATAAGCCTTACATACTACATAAATGCGGACCTCGTATGTGAGGAAGAGGAGCCTTTGGACGAGGTTGAATCCGTCCTTGGGGATGATTTTATGAACCATTTTCATGACGATGAGGAGGGTGTAGTGTATGTTCGAAATGAGAGATTAGGAGCGGATTACGAGGTGATTCTTGATGATTCTGACGGAGAATTTATTAAGGCCCGCTTCGGTTTTGAGACATAAATGTACCGCCAAAATGACGACTATTTCGACTGGTTATGCAGCCTTATAAGGGTCAAAGAACAGACACTGCACTGGTATGAGATCTTGTGGGTTCTTGCTAATTATGACTTCGTAGCAGTCCATCCGATGGATGAAAACAGGATTGCTGATGCCCTGGATTTGAGGTGTGAATTTTGGATCGGAAGGGGCTCGGAGAGGTTGTTTAAGAGGGAACCCGCAAGCGTTTTAGAGGTCCTTATTGCTCTTGCCAGACGTGGTGAGAGAGACGTTATGTTTGATCCGGAATTGGGAGACCGATCGTATATCTGGTTCTGGATCATGATGGAGAATTTAGGGCTTGATAAGTATGCTTATTATGGGGCTTTAGACTCTCGAAAAAACAGGGAAAAAGTGAATGAAATCTTAGATATTTTTGTCGGGAGACGGTACGATCGGGCCGGTCATGGTGGAATTTTCTTGGCAAAAACGTCTGCGGTGAACATGAAGAAGGAAGAATTGTGGACTCAGATGAACTACTTTTTTGAGGAATTTTTCTGATTTTGTGTCAATTTTTGGCAATTTTGTCAATTTTGTGCCAGTTTTAAAACGTTTTTGACAAGCCGAAAACCCGCATAAATACTGGGTTTTTCGGGGTTTTGTGTCAAATGTCAATTTATTTTTTAATATACATAAAGAAAAATTAAAAAATATATATAGTATTTGAAAACGTTTTTGACAAGGATTTTTGACAAGACCGTTTCACGAGGAAAGGAGGACAAAATGACAGATGCTTGATTTCCTTAAGATTAGCGTGAGAAATAAGAAAGGCGATACTGAGATTTATCCAGAATTTATAGTTGACACATCTAAAGATCTTATGATACGCGGCAGTGATTTTTATGCGATCTGGAACGAGGATACCGGATTATGGTCTAGGGAAGAAACTGTAGCTATAAAACTGATTGATAAAGAACTAAAAAAGTTTGCTAAAGAATACGAGCAGATGACCGGCATAACCCCAAAAGTTCTTTATCTTAGATATTCCAGTACCAAAATGATTGATGCGTGGAATAAGTATATTCAGAAACAATTACCAGATAATTATCATGAACTCGATCCAAAAGTCACTTTTGAAGACACTGCTACTAAAAAAGAAGATTACGTTAGTAAAAAGCTTTCTTACAGTCTCAAAGAAACCGACATTAAAGCTTATGACGAATTGATGAGCACTTTATATGATCCGGAAGAAAGGAGAAAAATCGAATGGGCTATCGGATCGATAGTAGCTGGTGAGTCTTCCAAAATACAGAAGTTTATTGTTATGTATGGATCGGCCGGAACTGGCAAGTCCACAGTGCTTAATATTATTCAGGATTTGTTTAAAGGTTATTATGTGGTGTTCGATGCTAAATCTATTGGAACCTCAAATAACATATTTGCTATGGAGTGTTTTAAGAATGAACCGATCATAGCAATACAACATGATGGCGATCTTTCCAAAATAGAAGACAACACAAGACTCAATAGTATCGTATCCCACGAAGAGATGCTAATGAATGAAAAGTTTAGGTCTGCATATACTATCAGACCAAAAGCTTTTCTGTTCATGGGGACAAACAGGCCGGTCAAGATCACAGATGCCAAGTCAGGAATCATAAGAAGACTCATCGACGTCAGCCCGTCCGGAAGAAAGATCCCGTTTAAGAAGTATAACGAGTTAGTTTCCAAAATAAAGTTTGAGTTAGGAGGTATTGCTCTTCATTGTCTTGAAGTGTATCAGGAGGATCCGACATACTATAACAATTACATCACTAAGACTATGCTTGGTGAGTCAAATGATTTTTATAATTATGTTCTGGATTCATATGATGTATTCAAAGAAAATGACGAGATAACGCTAAAATCAGCATGGGAAATGTATAAGACGTATTGTAGCGATGCTAATGTACCATATCCTATGACGATGAGAGTTTTCAAAGCCGAACTTAAAAACTATTTCAAGGAGTTCGTCGAAAGAAAGCGGCTATTAAACGGAAACTGGGCAAGAAATATTTATTCGGGTTTTATTACAGACAAGTTCCTATCGACCAACGAGGAGATTGATGAAGAATCTTTAACTATTAACTTCCAAAATGGACCAAGTCTTCTGGATGAAGTTTTAAAAGATTGTCCTGCACAGCTTGCAGGTGAGAACGAAACTCCGCAGTTTAAGTGGGAAAATGTAAAGACAACTCTTAAAGATTTAGACACTTCCAAAATACATTATGTCAGAGTTCCTGAAAATCACATTGTAATTGATTTTGATTTAAAAGATGAAAACGGCAACAAGTCGTTTGAGAAGAATTTAAAGGCCGCCTCTGCGTGGCCTGCTACTTATGCGGAGTTAAGTAAAGGCGGCGAGGGAATTCACCTTCATTACATTTACACCGGTGACGTAAGTAAACTCTCAAGTATATTTGCGCCGGATATTGAAATAAAAGTGTTTTCAGGTAAGAGTTCTTTGAGAAGAAGATTGTCAAAATGTAACGACATTCCTATCGCAACAATTAACTCAGGTTTACCAGTGAAAGGAGACAAAAAGAAAATGGTGGACTTTGATGCAATTAAAAGCGAGAAGGGACTTCGTTCACTGATTATGAGAAATCTTAAGAAGGAAATCCATCCGGCCACAGCACCGAGTGTGGATTTCATTTATAAGATTCTGGAAGATGCATACGCCAGCGGATTGAAATACGATGTCACAGATTTGAGACCGAGTATTTCATCTTTCGCGGCAAACAGCTCACATCAGGCAGAACGATGTCTCAAAGTTGTAAACAAGATGAAGTTCAAATCTGAAGAACCATCACTTATGATTGATTCAAGGGAAGCTCCAATTGTCTTTTACGATGTTGAGGTGTTTCCCAATTTGTTTATTATCTGCTGGAAAGCAGAAGGCAAAGATAAGAAAACTGTAAAGATGATTAATCCTACGCCGGCAGAAGTAGAAGACCTGATGAAGGCTCGTCTGGTTGGTTTCAACTGCAGACGATATGATAACCACATTCTTTATGCGAGACTGATGGGTTATAACAATCAGCAGCTCTACAATCAGTCGCAGAGGATTATCAACGGAAGCAAAAATGCTTTTTTTGGTGAGGCTTACAACATTTCTTACGCAGATGTCTACGATTTCTCTTCCAAAAAGCAATCCCTCAAGAAATTTGAAATAGAATTAGGCATCCATCATCAGGAGCTTGGTTTTAGGTGGGATGAGCCGGTTCCTGAAGACAAATGGATGCTTGTTGCAGATTACTGTGTGAATGATGTCGTTGCGACAGAAGCTGTGTGGAATGACAGACAAGCAGATCTGACGGCAAGGAAAGTATTATCTGAGCTTTCTGGATTGCCAATCAATGAGACAACTAGGAAGCACATTACCAAAATACTCATCGGTGATGACAAGACAGCAGATCATGTATATACAGATCTAGCAACAGGACAGCAGAGTCGCGATACCGGTTCCAAATTCCGAAACGCTTTTCCCGGATATGAGTTTGTTCAGGATGAGAACGGGAAATGGCACAACATGTATCGCGGAACTGATGTTGGGTTTGGTGGATATGTTTATGCTGAGCCCGGTATGTATGGCAACGTTGTAACTCTCGATGTTGGTAACATGCACGGTGCATCGATCATTGCTCTGAATAAGTTCGGCGTTTACACCGACAGATTCAGAGAAATCAGAGAAGCAAGAATGGCGATCAAAGCGAAGGATTTCGAGAAGGCCAAAACGATGCTCGGCGGCAAGCTTGCTCCATATCTTACAGATGAGTCCACAGCTAACGATCTGCAAGCTGCTCTGAAACTGGTGCTTAACTCGACTTATGGTATTTCAGCTGCAACATTTGATAATCCTCTTAGAGATCCGAGAGATAAGAACAACATTATTGCTCTTCGTGGAGCGTTGTTTATGAGAACTCTTCAGGATGAGGTGCAGGCAAGAGGTTACACAGTAGCACACATCAAGACTGACTCTATCAAGATTCCGGATGCAACACCTGAAATTATTGAGTTTGTTGTCGAGTTCGGGAAAAAGTATGGCTATGACTTCGAGATTGAATCGGAGTACGAAAAGATGTGTTTAGTAAACGACGCTGTTTATATTGCCAAGTATAAAGAACCCAAAATGAACAAGAAGACAGGTAAACTTATTTGGTGGTCAGCAACAGGAACCCAGTTCCAGATCCCTTATGTTTTCAAAACTTTGTTTTCGAAAGAGCCAATCAAGTTCGAAGATAAATGCGAAACCAAAACAGTATCGACCGCTTTGTATCTGGATATGAATGAAGAGCTCGCTGAAGATGAACACAACTACGTATTTGTTGGTAAAGTCGGGCTTTTCTGTCCTATAAAGCCTGGATGTGGTGGTGGCCTGCTTCTTAGGGAAAAGAGTGATGGCGGCTATGCTGCGGCTACTGGTTCTAAAGGCTACAGATGGCTTGAAGCTGAAACAGTGAAACTTCTTGAGAAAGAAGACGACATTGATGAACGTTACTACATTTCACAAGTAGATGACGCGATTGCCTCGATCTCCGAATATGGAGATTTCGAATGGTTTGTATCTGATGATCCTTATATTCCGATGAATATCCCAAAATGAAAGGAGACAAACAATGACTGACAACAACATTATTATCGACGGAGCACAGATTTGGGCAAGAAACTTTTCTGGTAAAGAAGGCAAGTTCAACGCAGCAGGCAACAGGAATTTCAATTTATGGCTCGATCCCAAAATGGCTGGAAGTCTTAAGAGAGATGGATGGAATGTAAAGGAGTATGCTCCTAAGTCTGATCCGGATGCCGAGCCAAGACCGTTTATTAAGGTTGCCGTGAACTATAATTATATTCCTCCCAAAATCTACAGGGTCGGATCAAATAACAAGAAGGTTTTGCTTGATGAGGACAATGTAGGAAACCTGGATTGGGAGGAAATCAAGAATGTCCGCATTGTTGTGAGACCATATCACTGGGAAGTGAATGGCAAAGAGGGAATCAAGGCATATGTGAAGACTATGTATGTCGAGGTTGAGGAAGATCCGTTCGAGAACAGATATGCAAGCGGTGATTCGTCATTTCCAAGTGCAGGAGATGATGAAGAATTCCCGTTTATTTGACATGAAACTATTTGAACATCAGCGTAAAGCTGTAGAAGAATTGAGGTCTGGCTCCATCCTTTGTGGTGGAGTCGGATCTGGTAAGAGCAGAACAGCCATTGCTTATTACTTTTGTGTGGTATGCGGCGGTGAATGTGATGGCGTTTACAAACCCATGGTAAATCCCAAAGATCTTTATATCATAACTACAGCAAGAAAGAGAGATACTCTTGAGTGGGACGAGGAATTGATTCCGTTCTTCTTATCGAGAGATAAGGAAAGTCCCAAAATAGTTGTGGATTCCTGGAATAATATCAAGAAGTATGTCGAAGTAAAAGATGCTTTTTTCATTTTTGATGAACAACGAGTTGTTGGATCTGGATCTTGGGTAAAGTCTTTTCTTGCTATCGCCAAAATGAATAAGTGGATCCTGCTTTCAGCAACACCCGGCGATACATGGATGGATTACATTCCGGTTTTCATAGCAAACGGATTTTATAAGAATCGAACCGAGTTCATTCACAGGCATGTAGTTCCGGATTACAGATCTAAGTATTTCAGAGTTGAGCGTTATCTTGAGGAAGGAAGACTTATCAAACTTCGAAACTATCTTCTTGTAAATATGACTCGAGTAAAAGAAACCATTCAGCATCATGAATATGTATTGGCGACATATGACAAGTCCCAATATAAAATGATCATGAAGAATAGGTGGAATCCATATACTGGTGAGCCGATAGCAAATGTCAGCGAGCTTGGTTATGTGATTAGAAGAGTTGTAAATTCTGATCCGTCTAGAATTGACGAAGTTAGAAAGATACTTAAGAAGCATGACAGAGTAATTATCTTTTACAACTTCGACTACGAACTGGAGATATTAGAATCTTTGAAGCTTGATGAATCGCTCACCGTTGCACAATGGAACGGACACAAACACGAACCTCTTCCAAAATCAAAAAGGTGGGTCTATCTTGTGCAGTATGCAGCTGGTGCTGAAGGCTGGAACTGTACAAAGACTAACGCCATGATTTTCTATTCCCAAAATTATTCTTATAAGACAACAGAGCAAGCGTCTGGAAGAATAGACAGATTAAACACTCCGTACATTGATCTGTATTATTATCACTTAAAGTCAAACGCACCGATTGATATGGCGATTTATAGGTGTCTAAAGAAGAAGCAACAATTTAATGAATCAAGATACTTCCATTTTTGATCCGCAAAAAAAACATCGCATATAGTGAGAGAGATAGGAAGAATACGATTTTTTCTTATCTCTTTTTCTTTGGGCCAAAATGGAGGCAATCATGGTTGAAAAAGATTTTCAGGCAGATCTTATCAAAAAGATTAAAAAGAGATTTGATGGCTGCATCGTATTGAAGAACGATCCGGAGTACATACAAGGTATTCCGGATCTTTTAATTTTGCACAACGATAAGTGGGCAGCTCTCGAATGTAAACGATCATCTAAAGCGAAACACCAACCCAATCAGGATTACTATGTTTCCAAAATGGATGGTATGTCTTTTGCCTGTTTTGTATCTCCTGAAAATGAAGAGGAGGTTTTGAATGAACTTCAACACGCATTCCGGATTTGAAGGGCTACATGCTTTTCTGGGAGCAAGCAATTACCACTGGATCAACTATGATGAGGACAAGCTTAAAGCCTCGTTTCTAAGTTATTTGGCGAAAGAGAAAGGAACACGACTTCATGCTTTGGCGAGCGAATGCATCAAGCTCGGTATTAAGCTTCCAAAATCAAAGAAGTCGTTGAACATGTTTGTTAATGATGCCATAGGTTTCAAGATGAATTCTGAACAGATTCTGCTTTATTCCGAAAATGCATTCGGAACAGCAGATGCCATCTCGTTTAAAAATGGTTTGCTACGGATACATGATCTTAAAACCGGTGTAACTCCAACTTCGATGCATCAGCTTGAAGTGTATGCAGCATTGTTCTGTCTTGAGTATCAGATAAAGCCTGAAGATATTGACATCGAGCTGAGAATCTATCAGTCTGATGATATTGCAGTAAGCAATCCAGAGCCGGAACAGATCAGCGTGATCATGAACAAGATAGTTCTGTTTGATAAACACATAAGGCGTCTCAAAGAGGAGGAACTTTGACATGGGTTTAATATTCTCAACCATAGAGTCCCAAAATGACAATGTCATAAAACACTATGGAACCAAATATCACTCAGGTCGATATCCTTATGGAAGCGGCGACAATCCTTATCAGCATGATGGCGGAAAATTCCGAGACATTGTTCGAGGACTTCGCGACACCGTTAATCCTGTTACAGGAAAGAAGTTCACAGACACCGAGATTGCTCAGCAGCTTGGTATGAGTACAACACAGCTCAGAGCAAGATATTCCGTGTCGACCTCTGCGTTCAAAGCCGCTCAAATTGCAAAAGCAATAGAGCTGTATGATAACGGAACAAAGAACTATACAGAGATAGCCGCCAAAATGGGTGTTAGTCCAAACACTGTCAAGAACTATCTTGATCCGACAATGAAAGAAAGAGTCAACAAGACTCAGGAAATTGTAAATATTCTGAAAGATCAGATCGAGAAGAAGGAGTATCTTGATGTTGGTTTCGGCGTTGAATATCAGCTAGGCATCACCAATACCAAATTGAAAACGGCTGTTGCCCAACTTGAAGATGAGGGATATGTAAAGGACTATCTTAAGATTCCGCAACCAAATAATCCAGGTAAATTCACCTATATGCAGGTGTTACACAAGCCCGATGTTGACTATTCCACACTGTATCAAAATAGAGACAAGATTCAGTCCGTCTTGGATTTCTACAGTGATGATGGCGGCAATACTTTCAAGAAAGTTCAGAACTATGTAAGTATTGATCCAAAAAGAGTTCGGGTCAAATATGCTGAAGATGGCGGAATCAAGAAAGATGGTGTTATTGAGCTAAGGCCTGGCGTTGATGATCTGTCTCTTGGATCAGATAGATATGCTCAGGTCCGAATCGCTGTTGGTGACACCCATTACCTTAAAGGCATGGCTATTTATAATGACAATCTTCCGCCTGGTGTTGACGTTGTGTTTAATACAAACAAACACAAAGGCACACCTATGATGGGAGAAGATAAGAACAATACAGTTCTCAAGCCACTCAAAGATAGTGATAGTATGCCGTTTGGTTCTGTTGTAAGACAGAGAGAATACACGGACCAAAATGGAGAGAAGCATCTTTCATCTATAAACATTGTCAATGATGACACCGATTGGGGCAAGTGGAAGAAAGAAATATCATCCCAGATGCTTTCAAAGCAGAGGCCTGAAGTTGCTAAGAAGCAGCTTGACCTGACTTATGCTTCTAAGAAAGCAGAGTTCGAAGATATCAAATCTATATCGAATCCTGTTCTTAGACAGAATCTCTTGCAGTCGTTTGCTGATGACTGTGATTCTTCTGCCACTCACTTGAGTGCCATGGGATTCTCAAGACAGGCTTCACATGTTTTGCTTCCTGTGGACTCGCTTAAAGACAATGAGATCTATGCGCCAAATTATAAGAATGGAGAAGAAGTTATTCTTATAAGACATCCGCATGGTGATGTTGTTGAGATACCTGTGCTGAAGGTAAACAATAAAAATCCTGAAGCCAAAAAGATGATGGGAAACGCTCTTCATGCCGTTGGCATCAATTCAAATGTGGCAGGCAGATTGTCCGGTGCAGACTTTGATGGCGACACAGCTATTGTCATACCAACAAAAGGTCAGAAGTTCAAAACTTCAAGAGATATTCCTGCCACCTCAAAGCTTCACCAGCTTAAAGACTTTAGCACAACTGAAAGTTATCCTGCTTATGAAGGAATGCCGGAAGTAGGACCAAAGACTGGCTTTAATAAGCAGATGCAGATGGGTTCTGTATCCAACTTGATAACCGACATGAATATCAAAGGTGCTACGGATGAGGAAAGAGCCAGAGCACTTAAGCATTCGATGGTTATCATTGATGCCGAAAAGCACAATCTTAATTGGCGACAATCCGAGAAGGACTATGATATTAAAGGTTTGAAGGCTAAGTATCAAGGTGGTCCTAATAAAGGAGCATCGACCGTTATATCACGAGCCAGCTCCGAAGCTCGTGTTGGTGTCCGTGGTAATAAGTGGCACATGAGAGATGCTTATGACATCGATCCGGATACAGGTAAGAAGATCTTCACCTATTACAACGAGACATATACCGATGCTAATGGAAAGCAGCAGTCAAGAACTACCAAGTCTACAAAGATGTATGAGACGGATGATGCATTTACTCTTACATCTGGAGGCTCTAAGGATGCGGCTAACCCGGCTATAGAGAAAGTGTATGCCACCTATGCCAATCAGCTGAAGTCCCTGGCAGACCAGGCCCGTAAGGCATCCGTCCATGTAGAATCCTACAACTACAAGCCCTCTGCTAAAGCGACTTACAAAGAACAAGTCGATTCGTTGGATGCTAAGCTCAATGTTGCTAAAAAACACGCCCCCCAGGAGAGGAAGGCTATTCTGATGACCAATAAGATAATGGAGACCCTCCTCGAAGAAAACCCCTCCCTCAAAGAAAAAGAGAATAAGAGCAAACGACGCAAATTAACAGCTCAAATCTTAGATGAACAAAGGATTAGATCTGGCGGACGAAAACAAAGAATAGAAATAACGGAGAAGGAATGGGAAGCCATAGAGGCAGGAGCCCTATCCAAGTCAAAATTAACCGACATTCTGAACAACACCGACATTGATGTTGTAAGAAAGTATGCAACACCGCTTACTAAATCAGGCCTTACTAAAGGTCAAATAGCACAAGCTAAAGCCATGCTTGCTGTTGTAGATAGTAGTGGCAATACTAGATATACCCAGGAAGAGGTTGCTGAAAGATTAGGCGTATCTCGTTCAACTTTAGTTAATGCTATTTCGTAGAAAAAAAACAAACAAATGAAAAGGTTTTATTATTCGTTAGAAAGGAGAAAAAGAAATTGAAAGCTGTAATGTTAACAACAGTTGATAATCCTTTTGATCCTTTTACACAGTTTGATGAATGGTATGCTTGCGACCTTGCCAAAGCTAATTCTAACAACAGACTTGATACTTGTTCGTATCTAGCTAAGATTGCCATGAATGCTACAGAAGTAAGCGATGCAGATGCCAACTTACTTAATGAATTCGCAATTGATGAAATTGTTAAACACAATCCGCTTGGAATTTACAAGAAAGTGGAGAGAGATATTGCAAGCTGAAAGCTGCTGACAGGGGGAGGGGGTCCCTCAAAACGCACCCCCCTCCCACAT